CTGGCGATGCGCTGGCTGCTGTTCGATGAACGGTGCAACCTTATAGCGGCTTCTGACGATCAATCCAAAGTTCTGGCGATCGGCGCGGCGTCCGTGGGTTCGGTTGTGCTGGTAGAACTACCTCAATGACAAAATCAGAAGCGTCGATCAATCGGGAATTGCAGTTAGAGCGGGAATCAGAAACGCGACCGGGGCAGCGCATGCTTCTCCAGCGTTTTGAGTACCTGAAGGGACACGCTTCCGGCTTCAATCACATTCGCGAAATGGCCGCTGAGATTGAACGATTGCAGGGCGAGGTCGAATCGTGGAAGTCCGCATTTGGACGCACGATTAATCGGAGCGATATCGATGTCTAAGGTTGTGCTGGTGGAACTACCTCAATGAAGCGCGAAATCGAAATCATCGAAGTTCCGACCGAACCGCACAATCTGGCGTTGCGGCGCATGGCTCCGTTCGTGCGGCACGCGGCGGAAGTCGCGGCGCTCGGGAATTTGGATCTCAACGCGCTGGCCGCAAGCGCATATTTGCAGGGCGTTGCCGACTGCGGAGAGGCGTTCTTGCGCATAAGAGACGAGGCCGCGCGCATAAATACCGGAGATTCTTCATGGTGGGCCCCTCTGAAAGGATTTTATGATTCTCGGATTCAAAGATCAGTTTCATTCGATGATCCTCGAAGGGTCCAAAGTCCACACTATCCGCGCCCGGCGGAAGATCCGTCCGAAGTCCGGTGAGGTCTGCCACTGCTACGGGAAGGTCCGGCAGAAGGGCATGCACCTGTTGGGGCGCTGGCCGTGTGTGCGTGTTTCGGAGATCGTGTTCACGCCGGTTCTGACGCTGGGCTGTATCTGCCGCGGTGACGGGCTGTACGGGATGGAATGCACCGCAGCGACCCACATGCCATCCGTGATCAATGAGCATGTGGTGGTAACGATTGACGGTGAGGCGCTGTCGCCGGATGAACTCGATAGTTTGGCTTGGCGGGACGGTTTCCGACCGGAAGGGGATGATTGCCCGGATTGCAGTCACCTCGCAATGTACACGATCAGCACGCTTTGCCAGAAATGCAACTGCACGGGTAAACTCGACACGGCGCGCGGCGCGTTCGCCCTGATGCTGAAGTTCTGGCACGCCGAGAAGCGGCTGCTGGACAGCAAACCATGGGTTGGTGCCATCATCTACTGGGACTTCGAACACCCGGTGATCCTCTGATGTGCCACTGCTCAACGTGCGCGGCGCTGCCGCTGCATCCGCACTTCCCCGGTAAGCATCTGGATCCGGCAACAGGCTGCGCGCCGCTACACGAGTGGGGCTCTGAATGTTTCCGCGGCTTCGTATCGGATCAGCGCTTCGACCGCTCGGCGCGCGTCATTAAACGGACATCGCGCGTCACTACGCGGAAACTGCGCGCCAGTCATGACAGGTCGCAAAGCATGCTTTCTGGCAACTGAGGTGTTGTAATATCGAAGTTCGGATCAACCGGAAGTTTGCCGCTTCCGGCTGTCCTGAGATTGCAGGGTTTGAAAGGAACCCCGCTGATGCCTGATTCCATTGTATCCCGAAGTTTTCCGTATTGGAGCGAAACAGAAGTTACAAAATGTTCCTCCAAACACCGCAGAAAACGCTGGCTTCTTTATTGTGAGGGCCAGTGGGCCCCTGATCTCATCGGATCAATCGACGGCCCCTCAGAAGCCCGGCCTAACTATTCGATAAACAGCGGAGAGAAAAAGTTTTTGACGCTGGCTAGCGCTCAAGAATTCCTGACTCAACGCGCTATTCGAAGTAGACAGAGGCTCGTTTCTGTCTACCTTGCTGAGATACGAAAGCTTCGCGGCGAGGTTTCGTGAACTGCCCGGAGCGGTGGGCCTCACGTTCGAAGGTGCTCTCCGACCGGCGACTCAGCCAGGGGGCGCGCGTTCTCTTCTGCGTCATTGACGACACGGCGCGCGGCAATCCGCTGCTCACGGAACGCCAGGAGCGTCTGGCCGAAATCGCGGGAGTCAGTGAGCGCGAAATTCGCTATCGACTACGCGAACTGGAACTGACGGGCTACCTCACCGTGACGCGCACAGGTCGTTTAAATCGTGTGGAAATGCTGTGGGCGAAGGGCCTGATAGCGGAACAAACGTGCCGATCAGACCGGAACGAATGTGCCGATCAGATCGGCAAAAATGAGTCAATCGCCTATAAGGAACGCGCGCGCGCGTCAAGTAAGAGTACAAGTAAGAATCCCCCTATATCCCCCGCAAGCGGGGGACTTCTCGAAACCCTCTCCGAAAACCCGAACGCGACCGCCGAAGGCTACAAACTCTGTCCGAGGTGCGAGGGAACCGGCAATCAGGGGCGCAGCACAAAACGCTTCGTGGGGTGCGGGTGGTGCCAGGGACGGGGCTTCATGTGGCCCGCAAAGGAGAAAACAGCGTGAGTGTGAAATCTGAAATGCGCGTAGTCTACCGGACCTCAGCGGGGCGATGCTACTTCACGAAGCGCGCAGCGTTCATTCGCGAGGCGACGGCGCGATTGCAGGCTCGGCGCGAAAAAGAGGGGATAAGTGATCGTCTCGAAGGCGGCGAGCACGTGCAGGACGTGTTCTGGTCAGCCGATCAGATGGAATACTTCTTCCGCGTAGCGAAGCGATACTATCGACGGTACAAAAAATCCGTGCGTGGCGCAAAGGAGAAAACAGCGTGAGCGCACATTCACAAACACAGCGTGATTGGCTGGAACTTCCTCTTTTCAGTTGTCGGGACACTGAACTGTTCGGCATCTATCACTACGCAATTCTGGAATGCCGTCGCAACTGGTGGCCGCTTTCTGCTCAGATCCCTCCGTATCTGACAACAAAACCAGATGGCTGGAAAACGGACATCGGATGGTGATGGAGCGTGCTTCGTGAGCGCACCAGAAGCATGCTTTGTGGCGGAACAAAAGCATGCTTTACCGCTTTGTATCGACCTCTTCTGCGGCCTCGGCGGCTGGACTGAAGGATTTATCGCGGAGGGTTACCGCGTCGTCGGGTTCGATATCGAGCGGCGGCCGTACCCGGCGCAGCTTGTAATCCAAGATGTGAAGACAATCCACGGCTCGCAGTTTAAGGACGCGGCGGTCATTGTCGCGTCACCGCCTTGCCAAGAGTTCTCGCGATATGCGATGCCATTCGGCGCGCTCTGGCATGAGCATGACCGCATGGATGACGACGGCGGGCCTCCCGGCAATTACCTGCACAAGCCGTGCCCAAACACCTATCTGTTCAGAACCTGCTTCAGGATTCAGCGGGAAGCGATTGAAGCTGCGGGCCGGTACATCCCGCTCGTAGTCGAGAACGTTAGCGGCGCGCAGCCGTGGGTGGGCCGAAGCGTCTGGAACTACGGCAGTTTTCACTTGTGGGGCGATGTGCCGGCGCTTATGCCGATCAACCTGAAGCGCGGATCGAAGAACAAAAGCGGATCGTGGTTTAACGTGGGCTCGCCGGGACAAACTGAGACGAACCGGAACCCAGTGCATGAACTCGCAGGCCAGAAAGTACCTGGCTTCCGCTTCGACGGCTCAGGGCGATCTTTCCAGAGCGCATCGGTGGCAGAGACGAAATCTGCGAAGGAATCCGGCGGATGGTTCAACGACTACAAGGGTGAACATTGCGTCGGGATCTCGCGCACCGGCAGCAAGTCCAGCGCACGTAAGCAGGCGTCTGCTCAGATAGCTAAGATCCCGTTCGAGCTCGCGCGCCACATTGCGAGCGTGTTCAAGCCGCGCTGACAGATGCCGCTTTTTTCGCGCGGGACCGGCGCTCAGACGCCCGGCGGCGGCATCGGAGGCAGTTGGGATCGTCCGGGCTGTGGCAAGGCGTTCTACCACCTTCGCGGCCAAAGCTCTTTCGTGCGCGGGAAGCACCGCTGGCGATCTCAGATCGGCGCGCCGCGCCGTGCGAGACACGGTAATTTTCCCCTTCTCGAAGGGGACTGAAGGAGAAAAGACGTGGAATCGTCGAAGATCCCGTATAATGACAGAGAAGCCCGCACGCACTCGCGCTCCTGTCTTACTGTCGCAAGTTGATTGGAATCAGGCTTTGGAATGAAGCCCCGTCTGAACCACGGGGCTTTTTTTTTACGTCATGCGTTAGAATCTCGATAGTAGCGATTAACACGTTTTTCTCATGCCTTTCACACGCGGAATGAAACGCCCTGAAAACGCGGGCAGGCGTAAAGGGCAGCAGCCAAAGAAGTTAACGGTGCTTTCTCGCGACGTGGCGACTCGGCTCGAAGAGCTTGGGTGTGACCCCATCGAAGGTTTGGTGAAGATCGCAAACAACAAGAAAGCTGACTTCGGAACGCGCGCCAAGTGTTTCGCCGATCTCGCTAACTTCGTCTACGCAAAGCGTAAATCTGTTGAGCATACAGGACTTGGCGATACTGTAAACATCTACGTTGGAGCCGCACAATCTTTCACCGATCGAGTTGCTGGCATTCGAGCCCGACTCGGAATTAAACCGGCTGATCCAGTCGGCCGACCCGGCGACACTGACGGGGATGCTGTACGACTGGCGCAGATGGAACGCGCGCCCGAGTCAACTTCCTCCAGGTAGTCTAGGCGCTGCAAACCCGCGAAGCGATTGGCGCTATTGGCTCTGTCTCGCGGGCCGCGGCTGGGGCAAGACGCGCGTAGGCGCTGAAACTGTGCGTGAATGGGCGGAAGACCCGACCGAACGCATCCTGATGATCGCGCCCACATCCTCCGACGTGCGCGACGTGATGATCGAGGGTCCGTCCGGCTTGATGTCCTGCTACCCGGCATATCGCCGGCCTGTCTACCTGCCGACCCGCCACATCGTGCAATTCCCGTCGGGCGCCATCGGCATTACGCGCTCAGCCGATGAGCCTGAACGCCTCCGCGGGCCGCAGTTCCGCAAATTCTGGTTCGATGAGCTGGCGGCCTGCAGGTTTGCGCAAGAGGCTTGGGATCAGATCATGTTCGGATTCCGCAAGCCGGACGCTGCACTACAGGGTCTTATCACCACCACGCCAAAACCGATAGCGGTGCTTAAAGCGTTGATTGCAAACGCGCGAACCGTCGTCACGAAGGGATCGAGCGACGAGAACCGGGCGAATCTCGCGCCGGAATACATCAGTGACGTGATCGACCCGTACCGCGGCACGCGGCTCGGGCGGCAGGAGATCGAGGCGGAACTGCTGTCGGACGTGCCTGGCGCGCTCTGGACGCGCGATCTGATCGATCAGCACCGCATCCGCAATATCGACGTGAAGATCAATCTGCTGGTGCGCGTGGTGGTGGCGATCGATCCGGCTGTCTCGCACAACGCCAATTCCGACCTCACTGGCATCGTGGTGGCCGCGCTGACGCCCGGAGGCCATGTGCTGATCCTGCAAGACCTTAGCTGCCGCAAATCGCCGTCAGCGTGGGCAGGAATTGCAATCGAAGCGTATCGACGACACCAGGCCGACAAGATCGTAGCGGAGCGGAACAACGGCGGCGATCTCGTTGAGAGCAACATCCGCAGCGTCGACCCGAACGTCGCGTACTCGAGCGTCTGGGCCAGCCGGGGGAAGTACATCCGTGCGGAGCCGGTGGCATCGCTCTACGAGCAGGGCCGCGTGCACCACGTCGGCGCGTTCACAGAACTCGAAGACGAAATGTGCACGTGGACGCCCCAAGGCGAGGAGCCGTCGCCGAACCGCATGGACGCGGTAGTGTGGGCCGTGACGGAGCTTTTGCTGCAGCCGAACGATCAACCTGCTGTAGTGCAGTTCAATCAGCCGTACCAGATCAGGCCGTAGAAACTTACGGAGCTTACAGTTATTTCGCTTGACGCGCTTACCGTTCTTACCGTAAGATCAGAAGCGTGAAACAGATCAACGTGCCGGTTGGCGACGAGATTTACAACGAGGCAAAGATAGCTGCTGCTCAAGCCGGAATGCTATTCAAGGATTGGGTGGCGAAGGCAGTTCACGAATGCGCCGCTCCGCACATCACATTCACGGCGACGTTTCCGAAATCGGAGCCCGTCGAAACCGACGCACCTGAATGGCCTTCGGCATCGGAACGCGCCGAATCTCTGGCTCAACTGCGCACGGAAAAACATTCCCCGATCAGCGAGGATTCGGACGCACCCGGGGAACTGACAATCGATCCCAATCAGGACTTTGGAGCGTAACGATGGAACGAATTGTGATTTGTGCGATAGCAGTTGTCGCCGCGGTCTTGATGAGCATCGCATCTGCCCGCAAAACGCGGCGCCTGCAGTTCACGGCGGCGGTTGAAAGAGCATGCGCCCAATGAAGTGGCTTGCGATTCCCGCGCTCGCTGGTCTCCTTGCAGCGGGCCGATGGTGGGCCAGAGTCCTGAAGGCACATGAAGACGTGCATGGAGACCGGCTCACTCGCCCGCTAAAGGTCGAGATCCCGATGCCGCAAGGCGCGGCGATGCCCATGCAGGAACTTCCCAGATGTAACGGAACGTGCGCCGATTGCCTCGTTACGCGCGTTACTGTTGAGGTCGCGTAATGACGTGGGGAGAGCGTATTCTGTTCGGTCTGATGGCTCTTGTGGCTATTGGATTGATTGCGATCGGCATCGGCGCTTTCATTGCAGAGCGAAAGGCCGGCAGATGACTGTTTGGAGATTTCCTATTCAAATCATCGATGAGCAGTTTATAGAAATGCCCAAAGTCAATCGACCGCTCCATGTGGAGGTTCAGTCTGACGTTCCGTGTCTTTGGATGCTGGTAGAGCCAGAATCGCCACGAATCAAAGTCCGAGTGAGAGTATTCAGGACGGGGAGTCCGGGCGTGAGGTCCACTATGGATTACATAGGAACTTTCCAGCGCAATAATTTTGCTTACCATGTATTTTTCGCGGGATGGGAATTTTGAGCGCGCAACCCACCGTAGTGGCCGTATGCCTCACAGCCTGGGTAATGGTGGCCGTGTATTGCCTGCGCGGCTGGTGGAGGATTCACGAGGCGCGGCGTGCGGCGATGAGAAGGGATTCGGGATTCAGGATGTTTTTGGCGTGGGTGGGGTTGGCGTTTATTGCCATCGTAACTCCATCTGACTGCGCAGACGGGTGTATTATTCGGGAAGCTCTGAAAAAGATTTACGAATTTACTAAAAACGAAGGTGTTAAATGAGTTCACGCCCGATGGTTGTTGCTGTATGCCTCACAGCAGACAGGCCGGACATGACGCGGCAGGCGATTGCTTCGTTTCGCGCTCAGACATATCCGGCCAAGCGGCTGCTGGTCTTCGATACCGGCAAAAGTCCGATGCTCGCTGATCTCGCTGACAACAATGAGCAATCCGCTCCGGAATGGTACGCGCAGCGCGGGGCTAAGTTCGGCGATACGATTGGATCGCTGCGCAACCAGGCGGCGACATTCCCAATGGCGCACGATGCCGACATTATCTGCCACTGGGACTCCGACGACTGGTCACATCCGAACCGCATCTCAGAGCAGGTAGCGCTGCTGCACGCGAGCGGGGCTGAGTGCGTGGGTTTCAACGAGATGCTGTTCTGGCGGGAGCCGACCTCGGAGTTTCGCGAGACGGAGCATCTCGACACCTGTACCTGCGGAACGTGCGGACCCGGCAAGCGCACAGTGATCACCGGCATTCACTCGCTCGGAGAGGCGTGGCTCTACACGAACCGCTCGGCAACGTGGGCGCTCGGCACCAGCCTCTGCTACTGGCGCAGGACATGGGAGCGGGCTCCGTTCGCCGCGCTGAACTCGGGGGAAGATACGGAATGGTTCAACCGGGTCAAGGTAATGGCTACTCACTCATTTGTTACGCCATTCCGAATCGCTGAAGGTGTCAGGAACGAACCGCGCATGGTGGCCCGTATCCATGCAGGCAACGCAGGCAACCCGGCGTACTGGCCCGAAGAGATGGCAACACATCCGCACCACTGGCGCAGAGTTCCGGAGTGGAACGATTACTGCCGGGGAGTCTTTGCTAAATGACAGACAAATTCATAGCGTTTCTTTTTGCTTTCGCCGGAGTGTGGGCGCTCTATGCCTGCTGGTACATCGCATTTCAGCTTTGGAAAGGATGCTTTCGCTAAATGAAACGAATCTGGGAGCGCATCGTGCGCAAGCTCTTCCCGCCGCCGCAGTTGCGCGACACGAACGGCCACATGCGCCGGGTGCTCGGCAAATGAAAAGTCCAACTGTCGAAGTGACTCTAACTATGGGGCAGGTTCACGACATCTGGCGCGCGCTGTGGTGGACGATCATTGACGATTGCTCTACTCCGAAGGCGCGGGCGCGATGGGCGAAACTTGAACAGAAGTTTAATCGAATCCGCCGAAAAACATCGCAGAAAAAAGTGAAAGACATGTGCGCCGCGATGGAGCAAACCTCGTGAAATACTGGTTCGCGATTCTTTCGGCGATAGCTATGATCGCCGCGGATTACGCTGCTGATCCGATCTGGTTTCGCATCGCTGCGCTGGCTTCTGTGATCTTCTCTCTGTGGGCAATCCAGTGGGAGATCAGAAGCAAATGAAGCGCAGCCGGATCAACCCAAAGCGCAAAGAGCCCCGCCGCGGGCCAGCTCGCGACAAGGCGTACATGGAATGGCTTTGCGACCGCTCGTGCGTGGCGTGTCGCGAACTGAAGGCGCATCGCCTGCCAATTCCGTCATTCTGGACACAGATCGTTGACCCGGCGCACACGGTCAACAACGGGCGCGGCTCGAAAGGTCCGGACTCATCGTGTATCCCGCTCTGCCGGTTCCATCACGACGAAATGGACGGGCGGCTCTCGACGGCCATCACCACGAAGTCCGCGTTCGCGGCAAAGTACGGGCTCGACCTTGAGCATGAGGCCGCAACCCATTACTCAACCTATTTGGATCTGGAAGGAGTCAATCGAAGAATGCGCCTGAGACATTGGAGATTTAATTTAATAGTCGCGTTTGGTTTCGCTGTGCTTGGAGTTTGCGCCTATGTTGCTGATAACGTCGAAGCGCAGACAGCCAAGACAGCCAAGACAGCATTCGGCTGGACGGGTGGAATGGGACGCTGGCATAACAACGATAACCCTGGCATCACTGTTTACCAGTTTGCTGACGGTGAGGCGACCTGTTACATTGCCGAGAGAGATCTCGGAGACAGGACGGTATCTATCTCTTGCGTGGGTGTCCGCTGATGCGCCTGAACCTTGGCTGCTGTGATCGCGCCGTCGAAGGATTTATCGGAGTAGACATCACGCCGGGTCCGTGCGTGCAGCAGGTTGTAGACCTTGAGGGGCCGTGGCCCTGGCGGGATTCCAGCATTGAAGATGTGGTAGCCTTCGACGTGGCCGAACACATCGGAGACAACCACAATCGGATGTTCGCGATGGATCAGGCAACGATGGAAATGCGGCAGATATCACCGCTCGGGCGCATCCACTTCATGAACGAGCTTCACCGCGTGCTCCAGCCGGGCGGCCGCGCAACCATCGAAGTGCCCAACGCCGCGAAGGGAGTGGGCTTCGTCTGCGATCCAACGCACAAGACGCCGTGGTGCCTCAGCACGTTCAAGTACTTCGAGGCAGGGACGTTCGCACACGGGCGCCTGTCGAAGTCCTATGGAATCACAGCGTCGTTTCGCGTGGTGAAACTGGAAGAGATCGAGTGCAGCGGGGAAGACCCGCGCGAGCGCGTGTGGAAGATCAAGGCAACGCTGGAGGCAGTGAAGTGACGGAAAAAGAAAAGCAACTCTGGGAGAAGGTTTACTTCGAAGCTCTGTTTGGAAATAAACTTGTTCCTGATCCCGGCGGCATGGCTACCAAAGCCATTGAGGATCTCCGTTCTGCGAATGCTCGTCTGTTTCGCGCTGCGAGGACTGCCAACTCGTGAGTTTCTCGATCATAATCCCCTCGCGCAACGCCACAAATCTTGTAGCGTGTATCAAGGCCGTGCGGGCGGCCGGCGAAACAGCGCGCATTATCGTGGTAGACGACTTCGATGTCGGAGTAATACCTTCGATGGAACAAATGGCTGATGCCGGGTTCCTACGGGAGGTATTGTGGCGCCACGATCGCGAGGATGCGGTGAGCGATCTGTGGGTCACTGGAATCGACCCCTTCGTGTTCGCGCGGAACTGCAACATCGGCATCAGGGCGGCTGGTGAAGACGACGTGGTGCTGCTCAACGACGACGCGCTGCTGGAAAGCGAGGAAGGGTTTCGCGCTCTTCAGACGGCAGCGGGAACGATGCGGAAAGATAAATCGCATGTGTTCGGCATCGTGGGAGCAACCACTAATCTGACGGGCCAGCCTCTTCAGCATCGTCGCGGCGGTCCTCACGGCATCGACGGGAGCTTGGTCCGCGAAGTACCGCACATCGCTTTCGTCTGCGTCTACATCCCGCGCCGCACGCTCAACACCGTGGGACTGCTCGATGAACGCTACTGCGAGGGATACGGTTGTGAAGACCGTGATTATTGTGAATCCGTCAACGCTGCCGGATTGAAAGTCGGAGTATCCGATTGGTGTTACGTTGACCACGGGAGCCTTACTTCATCGTTCCGTGGCGCGCCGACTGCATCAGGTGACTTCTCACGCAATTTCGCCATATTCAGAAAGAAATGGCCGGAGGCAAAGCTTTGAAAGTTCTCATCTTAGGAGCGAGCGGCATCGTAGGCCAGCACATGCGCTTGTGTATCCCTCCGGGCGTAGAGCCCATCTGGGTACGCCGCACACCGGACCCGATCACGCTAGGCTACGACCTCACCGATCAGGACACGCTCGCGAACCTGCTCACGGCGCGTAATCCCGACGTGGTGGTGAACCTCGCAGGCGAATCGAATGTAGACCTGGTAGAGCGCGAACCTCCGTCCCGCTCCTACCCGATCAACGTGCTGCTGCCGCGCTATCTGGCATGGTGGTGTGGTGAAAATGGCCGGCGGCTGGTGCAGGTGTCTTCGCAGGCGGTCTGCTCCGCCACCAACCGATACGGGCATCAGAAACGCGAGGCGGAATCGGCCACGCGCGGACATACCATCGTGCGGCTCACGTTCCTGCTGGGCATTCGCCCGTTGCTGCATGTCGGGCGCGAAAACCCGCTCGAAGCCATGCTGCGCGGACAATCGCCACAGGTCAACGACCGCTGGTTCTCGCCACTGTTCGCGTGGGACGCCGCGGAATTGCTCTGGGATGCGGTTCTGACCGGACAACTGGGCGAGACGCGAGAGTGCGGGATACCGGAGCGCTGGAGCCGCTACGACATCGCGCGGCTGGTGAATCCCGATGTTCAGGCGTGCTCGCATGACGACTTCGCCGGTCTGGCGCCGCGGCCGATCGACACGACGTACACGGGATCTCGGTTCACAATCCCTATGCTGAACGGACTCGCGATATGCGAAGCTCAGAAGGATAGCGATCGCGCGATTGAACTAGCTCTTTTCTTTGGTATCTCTTCCGACGATGCTTCGGAGAAACTGGCGCAGGGCTTCGGGCCGCTCCATGAGGCAGTAACGGAAGAGTGGAATACTGCGGTGCAGGAGTGGTCCGGACTGAAAGGTTCGGCTCGCGCGCCGTTCACGGAAAACGAAATCCTTGACTTCTACCGAAATACCGAAGCATATATCTGGGAACTCAGCGCCTACCACGAAGACCTCGGCTTCAACTACGCGGGCATGTGCGCCGGGATTGCTCAGTGCCTCATCTCGAACGGCTGCAAGCGCGTGCTCTGCCTGGGCGATGGCATTGGCGATCTGACGCTGGCTCTGAACCGCGCGGGCATCCCGGCAACCTACCATGACCTCGCTGGATCGAGGACAGCAGCATACGCTGCTTTCCGGTACTGGCGACAGACAGGCGAGCAAATGCACACGATGCACATGAGCGAGAGTTTCTGGCCTGTCGGGTGGCCTGTCTGTGGATACGACGCGGTGGTAGCGCTGGACTTTCTTGAGCATCTGCCAAATCTCTCTGAGTGGCTGCGCGGTATTTACGAGTCACTGCAGCCCAACGGACTCATGATGGCCCGCAATGCCTTCGGCAAAGGATCGGGCCCGGGCGGAGCCATGCCGATGCACCTGGCCGTTAACGATCGGTTTGAGGACGTGGCAGAATGGGAGAAACTTTGCAGGGCGGCGGGATTCGAGAAGTACGACCCGTCTACCCCGGATTGGTGGATTCGCATATGAAAGTGCTCTCGATCTTCATTCTCGCGTCGGCCGCGATCGCGCAGACTCTCACAATCACCGCAACCGCAGGCACGCCTCAGAGTGCCAATCCGGGCGCGCTGTTCGCTCAATCGCTTCAGGCGACTGTGACTCAGGGCGGCCAGCCGGTAAACGGCATCACCGTTACCTTCATCGCGCCGGCCACCGGAGCATCGGGGACATTTAATGGCCCTCAGACCGTAAACGCAAATACAGGGACGGGCGGTATAGCTACCGCGCCTCCGTTCTATGCCAACTCCATCGCCGGAACTTACACGGTCACGGCCTACGCGCCGGGCGGATCGAGCGCAAACTTCAGCCTCACGAATGGCAGTTCCACGTCGCCTGGTACACCCGGACCTCCCGGCCCTCAAGGACCGCAGGGAATACCCGGCCCCACGGGGCCCACAGGGGCGACAGGCCCCGCCGGGTCCGCCGGGCCTCAGGGGCCTGCGGGTCCTCAAGGCCCTCCTGGTTCAGGAAGTACGACAGGCGCGGCGTTTATTCCAGTGCGCAATGAGCAGCCGGCGTATTCAACCGTTACGGCGCCGGGCGGCGGTCCGGTGGGAGCGTATACACTCGCTCATCCCCCGCTCTACGGGGTCTCGTGCTACGTCGGCACGGCGCGACAGTTCCCGGTTACGTACACCACGTCCAGCGGGCCGGTGCAGGCGGCTTATTCACTGGTCGGCAGCGTGCTGACTTCGGCGTACTGGGATGCGATCAACGCCGCCGCAATCCTGTTCTGTGACTACGAGTATGCTCCGGGCACGTAGAGATTATGAGTAAGTTGCAAGACGCTGCGCTCGAAGTATTTAACAGGTTTCACCCGCGACTCTTCATTCTCGCGCGGCCCGAAGATCGCGACGACATAAGACAGCACGTAGTTTTACTGACTATGGAAGCTATGCTCAAGGTCGAAGTAAAAGACCCGATTGCGTACGCAAAAACAATAGCCTGGCAAGCCAGATTCGGGATTGATGCGCGCCGGAATCGTCCGACTGTGGAGCTCGACCGGAACATCCCGTCTTCGGACAGGCTTCCTCTGGAATCAATCCTAGAGCAGGAGCGCTACAGGTTAATTCCGCATCTCTGGAGTTTAGCCGGACTTTATCCGGCCCAAAAAAAGGCTTTATCGCGTTTCATGGCCGGTATGTCTGTTGAGCAGATTTGCCGCGACATGAAGATAACCGATGCGCAGTGGAGAGTCATGAAGTCTAAGGCGCTGTCTAAAATGCGCGAGGTGGTTAAGGAGCAGGGACTATGAAGATTCCAACGCTGGACACCGAAGGCAGGCCGAACGGCTGGCTCATGCCGATCTGGAACGCGCTCGACAGTCCGGACTTGCGACCGGAACAGGTGTACGTAACAGCCATCGCTCCGCACTCGCGCAAGGGTCCGCACCTCCATATGCGGCGGCGCGGCTACTTCTGTTGCCTGTCGGGGGATGTCACCTTGGTAACAAGGACCAAAGGAATACTAAACGGTCCTGGAGCAAAAGATTCTCCGGTCATAGCTCAGATGACTTATATTCTGTTGCCCGGTCAGAAAAAGATCGTGCAACCCGGCGTGCCATGCGCGCTCTACAACTACGGCGATACCGAAGCGCTGGTGCTCAACATGCCATCGCCCGCATGGAGCGCTGAAGATCCCGACGGCCATCCGGTGTTCGATTGGAAAGACCCGGAGGATTGGCCACAGCCGCGCAAGGTGACGTGCCCGGCGTGCGGCGGCAGCGGAGGCTCGATTACAAACTCGCGCTGCGCGAACTGCGGCGGTAAAGGATTTTTCTATGGCCGATAAACCGAAAGACTGGATGACGCGATGAACACAAACCGGCGCGGCTTTCTCGGCATCTTCGGCGCGGGCGCAATGATTGCTCCGATTATCGGTGGTGTACCGGACACTGACCAGCGGGCGTTGATTGTGACGCCGCCGACCGTGGAAATACCTGAACCGCCAAAAGTGAAGGTATTCAATAAGATTCCTGCGTTCGGCGAATCGAAGGTGGTTGTGTTCGTTCAGAATCCCGATAAGTCGGTTTTCAGGATGGATTGCAAGGCATTTGCGATGAACTGGACCCGCGAAATTGCCGATGTTACATCGCATGTCAATTCGGATTACCGCCAAGGCATTTCAATTATGACAAGTATCGATTTCAAAGTAACCGGAGAAATCAGGACAGTGGATCTGTGAGACGCCTCGACATAGGAGTAGCCTCCTACCGCAACCCTGAGAAACTGCGCGCCACGCTGGCCAGCATCGAAGCGATGAGCACAACAGACTGGCGGTGCTTCATCGTGCATAACCCGAGTGATGCATTGTCAGCGGACGGGCGACTCGAAGACGGCTTTACTCAGGCGCACATAATCAACGCGAAGATGCGTAATCCACGATTCGAGATCGTTCAACTTGATTCGAACGTCGGCTACGCAGGCGCAGTGAACAAACTCTTCGAACTCGCCGAAACGCCCTACGTAGCCTACCTCGATAACGACGTTGACATCCGCACGCGCGGCTGGGATGAGCAGTTCTGCGCGATACTCGACGCGCACCCGGAAGTAGCTCAGGTGTTTCCCGGCGCTGGTCACTACGGCTTTAACAACGGCCTGTACAATGAGTGCCTGTGGAGTGCAGGGTACTGTTTTGCAATTCGGCGCGACGTTTGGAAGCGACCTCAACCAAACCAGAATTCGATTTGGCCTTACAGGCCAAATCCAAAAAATTTCGCCAAGACGGTATTCGGAGTGATGGACATCACGCTCGGTCACCATGAAGAAGTGGACCTGATGATCCGGCTGCGCCTGGCGGGCTACCGCATCGCCTGCATACCCGGCGTCGATATCCTGCACCACGAATCCTCGACCAAATCGCCGGAATCGGCTAAACGCATTCACGCGGGCGTGGTCCGGTGGATGAACAAATGGAATCGGTACTTCGTGGGCGACGTTCTGACGTACCCGAACCCGGATCCGGACAGCGGCGAAGGCTACGACCCGCGCACGCTCCGATATACGGACTGGCCGCCGTGCACGATGTATCTGGAGCGTATGACGCTCGCGAAGTTCCCGAACTGGAACGCAGCGCCGCGCACGGTGATGGTTGCCGGCGTCGGGGAAATGGACGCGGTTGAAATTCTGAAGCCAAAGGGGTGCTATGTCGGCAGAGCTATCTGAGAAGTGGGAAAGGCTGAAGAGTGTCGAAAGCCCATACCTTCCTGAAGGGTTCGAGGCGCGAGGGAATGACAGGGAAGGGTACGTGGTGCTCGACACCAACACCGGCCACGCGATCCACCTTCCCGGCTATGAGACCCATAACCGGGAGCGGGTGCCTCGCTCATTCGAATTATGACCGAATACACCGGCCTTACCACCTTCGAGCACTGGCAATGTTCCGGGTGCGGCGTCCCGAACGGCGAACACCACCACGCATTCTCCCGGCGTCACTTCCCGTTTGTAGCCATGCTCCGCGTCCATAACGAGGCGCGCTGGATCGAAGAGGTAATCCGCTCCACGTTCCAGCTCTGCGACCATGTTTTCGTGCTGGACGATCACTCGACCGATGGCACGCCGGATCTCTGCCGCGCGCTGACCGACGCGCACCCGCACGGCTACCTGAAGGGCCAGAAGACCGTTACGGTGTTCGATTCACCCTTCGAAGGGCTCAACGAGTCCAGAGATAAGAACTGGCTCTATGACCAGATCATCCGAGTTTGCGCGCCGGACTGGATACTCTGCATCGACGGCGACGAGGTTTTGGAGGGACCGGCCGGCGAAGCTATCCGCAACGAGATCGCGATCCACCCGGAGGTTCAGAGCTGGGCGCTGAAGATCGAGTTCCTGTGGAACGACCCGGGTACCGTGCGCAAGGACCGCATCTATGGTGATTTCTGGCGTCCAAGTCTCTTTCGCCCGTTCCACGAAGACCCTTCGAAGCCCGACTCGCGCACGCTTCTGAAGGAGTTCCGGTTTCAGAGCACACCGTTCGGGCGGCACGTCAACAGCGACAAGCCGAACCTGCATTGCTCCAGCGTGCCTCAGCGTCTCATCCACGGTTTTAAGCGCATCCCGGCGCGGCTGAAGCACTACGGGTACATGAAGCGCGAGTGGCGTGTCGCCAAGCTCGACTACTACACGTCAATCGACTGGAAAAACGACCCGGAGGACTGGTATCGCCACATGACGCAGGGCGATTATCCGCAACTCGAAGAGTTGCCGCGGATTATGGCGCTGATGGAAAAAGGAATTCTGACGGCGGCGGATATCAACCGACTGACGATCATTTCCCCGTCCGATGTTCTGATGCACGCGGGCCCGCTGGAGCTTGCGGCGTGGAACGAGGGCGGCCGCTGGCGCATGAGCGCATGGGCGAACGCTCAGAACGGTTTTTGCGGAGTGAAATAAAATTCACGCTCTGTTCAGTATTGAGCACTTAACGTTTAATTTCATCTTTACTCTGAATTCAGCCGAACATTACGGCTAAAAAAGGGAAATTAAATGAAAGCATTAAAGGCATTAGCAATTCGTGCGGTATTCGCCACAATGGCGCTATCGCTGGCCGGGTCGTCAGTCTTCGCATTTCAGTTTCCGGACCCATGTTCCTTATGGCCTCCGCCATGTTTCTGCGGTTGCGGTGGCCCTCCGTGCGGACCTTTCCCGTTCAGTGAGCCACATCCAGTAGGTCACGATGAAACGGTGAAGTACTGCGGGCAGCATCCGGATTCGCAGGGATGCAGGCCAGATACCGGCGGCCCCGTCAACGGAGGTAGTGTCGCTAAATGAAGGCAGCGGGGCCACGTCGCTCCGCTTTCTTCCGGTGGTATCCTTGCTTGCATGGATAAGCGCAAGCCTCATGAGAACCTTTCGCCGAAGCGCAAGGTGTGCGCCGACTGCGAAGGATTCGGAACAACCAAACACGACGAGCGTTGTCAGGTATGCGGTGGACGCGGCTCCGTTCCTGACCGGGAGCCTCCAAAGTGAGCGCTACAGATGGCGGGGTATGGACTACAGCAATTCTGGGCGTCGTCCAGATCGTCATCGCTCTGATAAACCGCAGCACGCGCAACTCTCAGCACGCCGAAATCGCGGCAAGCGTGGAAGTCGTTCGGCAGGACGTGAACGGCAAGATGTCGCAGATGCTTGATGCGCGCGAGGCCAAAGGCAATCTTCAGGGCCACGCGGACGAAAAAGAAAATCCAACCTGAACCGCGCGACTTCGTGATAAATTCCACCTCAGTTTAAGGTAAATTGCCATAGAAGTGCTATGCTCGTACAAAAGTTCACACCATGGCTGAAACGGGATGCACTGAAAGAATCACCAGACTCGAAGGTGTGGTTGAAGGACTTAAGATCGGCCTCGAAGACCACGTGCGAAGGTTTGGCGAACTGAATGCTTCCGTGGACCGTATGAAGGCAAGCCTCGATACGCTGGTGAACACGCGGGCCGAACAGGTTGGGGCCGCGCGTGCGATCGCGGAGCTGGCCGAACGGCGTAGCCGGGAACTATCGGAAGAGAACGCTACGCGGTCACGGACCCTGACGGTGATATCGCTGGTAGCGGGCGCGGCTTACACTCTAGTCAATATCGCGATTCAGAAGCACTGGTTTTAAGGTGTAGAATGAGCGCATGAGTGCATTCGAACAACTTCTCCTTCAACTAGCCAAAGCTGCCAGCGCCGAATTTCTTCAGGGCCTTATCGGTATCCTGGCGGAGAAAATAAACCCTACAACTCCGGTTACTCCGGTTACTCCGGTCCCTACGACCCCGTAATGCTCCACCGGATTATCCGGTTTCTCTTTCAATCGCTTCGGTGGCGGCGAGACTCGCTTGTCTTCACTTTCCACCTCTCAACCTTCACAATCAAAGGAGTCCACATGACATTTACGATGCTTTCGAGTCAATCGGTGGGTGTAACCGTTTCGGCTTCAACGCTCAACGCTCAACTTTCCAACCTCTCGCTTTCCTCCTCGGATTCGACCGTGTTTACCGTCGCTCCCGATACCTCAAATCCTCTGGGCGGCATTCTGACCGGCGTGGCAGCCGGCACGGCAACGCTATCGGCGACGGCAACCGCGACGATTCCGAATACGGCACCGTCCAGCCTTAGCGGAAGCGTAACAATCGTTCTGACCGGGCCTCCGGATGCGCTGGTGTTCACGTTCGGCACGCCAACACCGTAATTAGCTTGCAATCCGGTGAACGCTGATTTATGCTGGGATTTCGGCGACCGGGTTTCGCGATCCGGTGTGCGGCGTTGGAGTAGAAAACCGACGTTATCCGGTAACGCGAAATATCCGGTCCCGTATCGCCGCTGCACAAAAAAGGGCGATGTCTTCGGGCATCGCCCTTTGTGTTGTCACACGAAACTGGTAAAATAGATTTCGGCGCACGAAGTTTCTGAAACTGGCAAAGGCTCGGTAAGCTCTGAAGGCTACCGGGCCTTTTGCTTTACATGGCGTCGATTGTAGCTTGCAGCCGCTCCAGCGATGGCCGGTACAGCGCGATTGCGTTCGGGTTCACCACAGGAACATCTTCGGTGAATGAGGCGATAATCTGGCGCTTCTGAAAGATCGCGGCGAAGTTGGTCCACGAACTCAGCACCCCGACGAAGTAGCGGGCCTCAAGGATCGCGGTGCAGATCGCACCGAACTCGCTCACTGTCACGCCGGGCTCGTCTGGCAGGCCAACTACACGCGGACTGGATGGATAGCAGGCTTGCCCTACAACGCCATCGCAATTCTTCCAATCGTGGCGCGTGTAGGGGTGAATCACGATGTCGCCGGTAGGCTTCGGCGGATTCTTTAGAAAAAGCTGGTCGGAGCGTCCGTAGGCAATCCCAATCTCCTTGGCTCCGAGGACGCACGGGTGAAGTTTCCGCAGATCGGCTTCGGCACGGTCCAGCGCGATGCTTCCGTAGCCTGGACAGTACGGGTGTCCCGGCTCGTCTGGATCGTCTACGGTATCAACGATTTCCCAGTCGGCTCCCTCGATATTGTGTCGCGCCCACTCGAAGACCGGCAGCGCGTATGTTCCGCAGATCAGTTCGATGAAAGAGTGCCTGCGAAGGGCTATCAGGGAAGGAACTACCATCCAGGCGTCTCCAAGAAGCCGGCCAACCGTAGAACACAGCAGTTCACCACGAAATGCAGACGAAGGAGAATAGTTCACCGCTGAATTATAATCGGCTCATGCTCGAAGCCGCGCGCTCCTTTGTCCGTCGTTTCACTTCTCCACTGCCCGCGGCTCCGCTCGAATCCTACATCCGCCAGGCATCAGACGGCATCCGGCGTGAGGCGGCGTTAGAGCGCACGAACGCCGCACTCGCAAACGAGGTTTTGATGCACCGGGCGCGCGAGGCCGACCGCATCCGCACCGAACGCGAGAACGACGCCGAACTGTACGAAATGAGCATGATGCGAGGTACAGGCCCGTGGCGGATGCCGGAAGCCGACCGGCTGCGCAACGATCCGAAATCCACTCCGCTCCAGCTCGGGGAATCCACCAGTCCGTTTGTGGCGCAGGGAGCCTACGGCGACACTGAACTGATGCTTCAGAACATCGACTGGCGCCGGGAAACCAATCTCTCGTGGCTGGAGTTCACGCGGTGGGGGATCCAGCAGGTAATCCTGATCGCGCGGCTGCGGGCCGTGAAAGACCCGATGCTGAACCGCGGCATCAATGTTTCGGCGCAGTACGTGTTCGGGCGCGGCGTCGAAATCACAAGCACGGACGAAGATGCCAACCAGGTACTGAAGGACTGGCGCGAGCGCAATAAGCGCGTGCTCGGTCACACGGCTCTTGCGGAGACGCACCGGCTCAAGTTCACGGACGGCAACATATTCTGGGTCAACTTCACCGACGAAACCGCGACCGGCGAAGTCAACGTGCGGTTGCTCGACGCGCTGGAAATACTCGATATCGTGTGCGACCCCGACGATTCGAGTGTGCCGTGGTTCTATCGGCGCGAGTGGGTTGCGAAGGAAGTCAATCCGGCAGACGGCACGTTGCGAGTGCAGGCGCGAAAGGCCTGGTATCCGGCGCTGAAGTTCGACCCGGCAAATTACCCTGATACCTTTGGCTCCGATCTGCCGGCGCAGTGGCAGGGCATCGATATCCAGTGGAACGCGCGTGTCTATCACCGCAAGTGCTCCAGCGTCCCGGTGTGGTGGCATTTCGCGCTCCCCCTAATCTACCCGGCGCTCGGCATGGCGAAGGCGGTCCAGCGGTTCCTCGAGGACTGCATGACCATCAACAATTCGCTGGCGCAGTTCTCGCTGCTGCTCACCACGAAGGGCGGTCAGCAGGCGCTGGAGGGCGCGAAAACGCAGTTGAGCACGACGGTGGGGCCGAACGCGGACCTCTGGGATCAGAACCCCACGGCTGTGGCTGGCGCGATCTTCGCGGGCGGTCCAGGCACGGAACTGAAGGCGTTCGAAACGAAGGGCGCGGGATTCGACCCGGCGAAGGTCCGCGAATACAAATTACAGGTGGCTATGGTGTTCGGTTGCCCGGAGTCGTTCTGGGCCGACATGAACACGTCAAATCTGGCGACCGCTACAAGCCTCGACCGGCCCACGGAACTGAACTTCAGCGAGCAGCAGGAAGTCTGGAGCGAAGACCTCGTAGAGCTTGCGAAATACCAACTGCAGGCCAGTTCCCGTGCGCCGTCCGGCAAGCTCATGGAAGCGTTCAAAGAGCGCAAGGCCACAGCGCTGAATCTCAACGAATCCGGCAGTAAAGTTCCACTCTACGAAGTTCCGATGATCGTGGATTGTCCGCGCGTCGTCTCTGAATCTGGGCGCATGAAGTACAACCCGGACCCGACGAACACGAAACAGATTCAGGTGATGGCCGATTTCCCTACCATCATCGAAGCCGACGTGCCGGCGGAAGTGGCGGCAATCGTGAACGCGATGACCTTGGGAAACACGATGGGCGAAGTCGTCGGAACCGACGAAAAAGAGAGCGTGCGGCTGCTCGGCAAGGTCATCGGACTGCCCGATAACGACGAGTTGATCGAGGATCAGTACCCGGAAACCGGACCTGACGCCTACGATCCGGTGCGCAAGGATGATCCGGAACCGGAACCCGGCACTGAACCGGGGGCGCCCGGCGCTCCGCCTGTCAAACCTACCGCCAAGGCCGTCAAAGAGGCTATGGCGCGCGTCATGGTAATGCTGAAACTCATGGAGTCCAAAGGTGGAGAGTGAAGCGCCGGTCTGCTACATCGAAATCGCCGAACAAGACGACTGCTGCAACAAGCCTTTCGCGCGGGATTCGCGAGCCGGTAAACTCGCAGGCGTCACGGTGTGGGCCTGTCCGAAGTGCGGATGCGAATGGAAGCCGCGCGATGCCGGTGCAGGTGTGCGGCACTGGACCCCGGTTGTACAATTAGAGGTATTGAGGTTGCGCGGATGAACTCTTCTGAGGTTTCTGTCTCTTTCTCGACAGGTGCGGCTATACGGCTTCCTGCCTACAAATGCGGGATGACCCTAAGCCACAACGAGCACCGAAACGATTACGCGACCGTTGCTGAATACGTGGAAAACAACGGGCTTGCAGAGTATTTCGAATCACCGGAAGAAATGCAGAAGGCGATTGATACCGATAACCTTTGGGTGATTCAGTGGTATCCGGACAGCCCGGTAGGTCAATGCTGTATTGCAGCGGCGACACTTGAAGGACTCAAACTCGACGGTACCCGATGATTAACTTGACAAGTTTTGCCCGCTACCAGCCGCGCGACGGCGGCCGCTTCGTCGCCGCGACGATTGACGACGCTGTATTACAGGCCGTAACCGATTGGGCAAACCTTGTATTTCAGACTTCGCAGGAACTCGTCGCCGTGGATACGGGCGAACTCAAGGCGTCCGGGCGCGTCGAAGTAGCCATCACTGGAAAGACCTTTACGGCGGCAATCGTCTACGACTCGGATCACTCCGTCTACGTGGAATTCGGCACGGGAATCCGCGGCGCGGCATCGGCGGGCGCGGGCGACGGCCCCTACGATCCGAACTGGCCGGGAATGCCCTCGCAACCCTATTTGCGTCCCGCGTTCGACCAGCATCGGGAAGAGGCTCCTTCGATGGTAAAAGCAACCATCGCCGTTGCATTACGATAGATCAGTGAAACTCATCGGCACGTCGGCAAGCTCAAAGCCTCTCTACGCGGCGCTCGGACTCCCTGAATCGGCGTCTGTAGACGAAATCCGCGCAGCGTTCTTCAACATCGCGAGGGCGTATCACCCCGACCTGTGCGGCGGCGTGGAAAACGAGATTTTCACGGCGGCGAAGCGCGCTTTTGACATCCTGAGCAATCCGGCAACCCGCACGATTTACGACGCCTGCGGGATCGACGCCAACGAATCGGGCGGCGCTTTCCGTGCCAGGGCACTCGACGCGATCAAGGTCACGGCGTTCCGCGTCATTGCCGAAGGCGGTGAGAACCTCGACATCCTCGGTCGAATTCGCCTGGTGCTCCAGAACGACATCAAGGCCAACGAGACCGAAGTGCGGAAAGTGGAACGCGCGCTGGAGAAAGCAGAGAAGGCCGCGGCGAACGTTGAGAAGCGCTGGAAAGGTGCAGAGGGCGCGAAGACGGTAATCCTCGCGATGGTAGCCGAACAGATCGGCAAGGACCGGGCGAACCTCGCGCCGATCCAGCGCAATATCGAAACCGCAAAGATGGCGCTCGCGATGATCGAAGAGGCGACGTGGGAAGGCGCGCCGGGGGCGGCGATCCGGTACGGCGAAATGCCGACGATAACACTGGGCAACATGTTCGGTGTAAAATCGCGTCTATGAACAACCTGCCCGATATCGCCGGGGCCAGTACGACGGTCCAGATCGCCTCACCGAACATCACGGCCCGGTGGATTCAGTTCATCGTATCGGGCACGGGCACGGTGCGGATCGGCGGCTCGACCGTAGGCGCAACGCTCGGTCTGCCGGTGCCCACGGGGGGCGGATTCTTTCTGCCGGTGCAGGCTGTCGGGCACGATACGGCTCCGTATTCGCTGTCCGGGATCTACGCCTATATCCCTACCGGAGCAACGCTTTCGGTAGGGTACGAGCCGTTTAATTGAGCTTCACGCGCCATGGCGAGCAAGCGTCATGTCAGGAGAAAGAAATGCGGCAATAAGATCAGGCATGCCGATCAGACCTCAGCCGTCAGAGCCATGATAAGCCTGCACCGCCAAACAGGCTCAAATCTTACCTCTTACCGATGTCCCTTCTGTAAGGCTTGGCATATCGGACATTGACCGCAGTATCGGCCGCGGCGCCAGCCGGATCACCTTCGCAACTTCGATTCCGGTAATCTCGACGTTTCCGACGCGCAGCGCGAACTCCAGCGCGAGTGTCTCCCGCATCGCATCGATCCCTTCTCTGAATCCGGAAGCTCGCGCCTGACTGATCCGCGTTTCGATGCTGCCGGACCTTTGTTCGGTCTTGCAAAGCGAGCACCAGCGGTGACCGGTTGTGGGCGGATTGACGCCGCACTTCGAGCAAAGGGATCGTCCAGACATCACCGGTCATTCAGAAGCGCATCGCTTCCGTACAAGCAATTGTTTTTTACGTCGGCGATTGATGTGATGAGGGCGTCGGACAATCGCTTGGCTTCATCCAGACTAAGGCAATAAGTTCCCGATTCCGGCGTTGCCAAATCGATAAAACCGTCGAGCGTTCCTGCGACGGCGAAATATCGGTTTTCCCATTTGACCTCGATTAATTTGGCCGTGTAGGTCTTGCGCGGCATTTCAAGAAGCGTAGCCATTGAAAACAATCATACCGCCGCGTTCCACAGGAATAATCGTGCGTTAGTAGGGACGCATCTCGTAAAGCCATTACTATCAGCGAATAGATGGCTCCCGACGGCACGCCTTTTCTGGCGCTGACACTTTGCGAGGCGGCAACCGCGCTGTCTCACGAGGATATCCGCGGGCGGCTCTCAGATGCGCTCGACGCGCATCTGAAAAGCGGCAATAACTACGGCTACATCCACGGTGTCTTCGGAGATGACGAATCCGGCGACGTGGTTTACTCCCACAACGGAACTTTGAAAAAGGCTCCCTACGAAATGGGGGAGATCGACGGCAAGCCCACGGCCTCGATCGATCACGCGAAAGCGAAAAAGGTCTACGCCCAGGTGACCTACCCCGAAGCGCCCACCGATGAAGACTTCGACCAGCACATTGCGTCGATGGAATCGGAAAAACTCTACAAGCCGGGAACCGATCTCCGTCTGGCAGAGCGTTTCATCTCCAAGACCAAACGCGAGTCGATGGATAAATCCGACTTCGCCGGTAAGGGAACCTCGTACCCGATTGAAACGGAAGAGGATTACCACAACGCGATTCGAGCGCTCGGAAGGGCTGGAAGCGGGAACTACTCCGCAGCGACCATTCGGAAGCGTGCGGACGCGATAGCGAAGCGCAAGGGCTTCGCGGTGATCTCTCCGAAGGAATCCGCGGTTTCACGTGAAACCAGCGGCATCCTGAAACTGAAGGAATCCGTCACCTTCCCGGTCGATATCGAGCTTCGGGAGGCGTTCAAGCCGTCGTACAACATCAAGCTCATCGCGCCAGGCAAGGGTTCGAGCGCGTTCTACCCGGCTGAAGTGCTGAAGCGCGACGGGCCAAACGTGTTCAAAGCCGGAACTCCGATGCGGATCGATCACCCGACCCGGGCGGAAGAGGCGGCGCGGCCCGAGGGCTCGGTCAAGGACTGGGGCGCCGTGCTCGAATCGGATGCGGTCTGGCATGACGATCACGCCCAAGGTCCAGGACTCTACGGGCGCATCAAGCCGTTCTCTGACTACGCGGGGCTGATCGACGAAAAGGGGCCCTACGCGGGTGTCTCGATCCGGGCGAACGGCTCGGCAGTCATGGAATCCGGCAAGCCTAAGTTGCGCGAGGGCGTACCGATCCTTAAGGAATTGACCGCGGCCGAAGGCGTGGATATGGTCACGCGCGCCGGGGCGGGAGGAATGTTTTTGCGGGAGTCGGCCCGAACCGACAACTCAAATGAAGGGCAGGTTGAAATGACAGAAGCCGAAAAGGCCGAAGTACAAAAACTCATCGAATCGGCGGTAGCGTCGGCCACGACTCCGCTGCGGGAACGGGCGCTCCGGGGGGATGCGACCGTAGCCGGGATGCGGGCGCTGAAAGGCGTCTCGCTCTCAGAAGCTCAGAAGGATTACATCGTGGCGAACGTGCTGCGTGATCCGATCCCCAACGATGCGGGCGTTCTCAACGAGACCAAACTCTCGGAACTCGTGATGGCGGAAGCGCGGCGCTTTGGCGCGACTCTCCCGAACGGCTCGAAGGTTACGGGCCTCGGCACTGTCTCTGCTGAAGAGGCGAAGAGAGCCATGTGCCCTACCTGCAAAGGCGAGGGCGAAGACGAAGACGGCGAGGACTGCTCGGACTGCGGCGGTACCGGAAAAATGAAGCCGAAGGAATCCCGGCGTCAGGCTGCGGACCCTGACGCAGACTATGTCGCGCTCTACGAGTCCGCTTTCGGGATGACGAAAGAACAGGCGACACGGACCGCAAGAGGGAGCGCGTAACCCATGATTAACCAGGTCTATAGCGGGACACCCACCAGCCGGCGCCAGTGGACGCTGCCCAACGTCACGGCGCTTCAGGTGGCAGGGCAACCCGTCGTCAAAGGCACGACTCCCGGCTTCACCCTCGACGCCTACCAGGCTTCGGTCTCCGGCTGTACGGTGTTTGAGAACGGATCGTTCTCGACAACGATCATCGCGCGTTCGGCCAACTCACCGCTGGTCACTTCTCAGGTCAACCCTGGCGACCAGCTCTACATGGCGTTCAGCGATAGCGGCTGGACGCTCGATGCCGCAACGAATGTCTGGTACGGCGGCGTGCTCGACAAAAACCCGGCCGGAATCCCGTTCGGGAAGTACGACGAATCGCAGGTTCCGATTTTGGCCGGTGTAACGAACACGGCAGGGGTGGTGAGGATCTAATGCCCGCAGAACTGATGAATTTCGCAGGCAATTACGGCGAGGTCCGTAACGGCCAACTTTTCGGACCAGGCGACCGGGGTGTTCAGGACGCCGCGGGCATGGAAGGATTCTCTCGCGCGGGCTTCAACCGTAAGCGGCGCGTCAATGAGGCGATGCGGCTCTACATCGATGTCCTCGGCGGCCGTACCGATCCGATCTTCCTTCGTGAGGCGATCTTCCCGAAATCGCAGCGCATCGTGGAGATCATCCAGCAGGACTATCCGGGTCTTTACGGAGACCGGCGCGGATCCTTCGGACTCCGCGAAACGATGTCCGTCACGGATTACCAGGCGCTCTATGTGGACGTGCTGGACCGGCTGTATTACGGCTACTACAACGACTATGCCGTTGACGTACTCCAGATCGTGAGATCGAAAGACCTCCGCGATTTCCGGCTTGTCTCGCGCTACTTGCTTGACGGCATGGTAGGACCGATGACGGCCATCGATCCGGCTGCACCTGCTGCACAACGCGCACTCAGCGGGCCCGTTCCGCAGGACGGATCGACTTACCCGACTACCAACACGGCGCCGATTCAGTATCAGCCGCTGCTTTACCAGGCAATGGCCTCGGTCAACTGGCGCGCGTTCGTCAACGATGACCTCGGAATCTTCCAGGACATCGCCAAGCGTCTTGGTATGTCAGCGCGCATGACGCTGGCTTCGTTCATTTCGACTCTCTGGCTCCAGAGCACCGGCCTGAACACTAATCTGTTCAGCACCGGCTACCGGAACCAGATCACCATCGCCAACGGCGCATCGATCAACAATCCTCCGCTCGGCTCGCAGGGTCTGATGGACGCCTACAAGATCATCGTCGGAATGCGCGATTCGGCCGGCAATCCGATCAACGTCGCCGGGATGCGCATGAAACTGGTCTTCGGTCCCACCAACGCGGCAGTGGCGATGAACCTGAAAAAGACCATCTCGACCGGGCTTTCGGTCGAAGGCGGATCGCAGAACGCGCAGGGCTTCCCAACCCAGTGGCTCAACGTCAACCCCGGCTGGCTCATGGATCAGCTGGACATGGTGCTCGATCCCTGGATGCCGATCACGGTCACATCGACAGGCGTGCAGAATAGCGCGTGGGCGCTGTTCGCGGATCCGGATAAGGTCGAACGTCCTCAGATCGAGGTCGGCTTCCTCAGCGGCTTCAAAGAGGCGCAACTGTTCAGCAAGGTGCCGAACACACAGCGCATGGGCGGCGGCGTCGATGCGATGCTGGGCGACTTCAACACGATGGACTCGGACACCAAGATCGTTACGGTGTTCGGCGGCAAACAGATCGACGGTCGCTACTGCGTCGGGAGCACCGGCCAGAGCGTTTAACGCCGCGCAGGGACAAGCCGCGTGGCCTCACCGGGCGGCGCGGCTTTATTTTTTTATGACCAAACTCGCCTATCTAATCGCAAAGCAGGAAGGGTTTTTCAAGCCCGGCAGCGTTCCTGCGCGCGATCACAATCCGGGCGATCTCAGGCACTCGCCGCACTCCAGTCACGCCGCGGGCGACCCGAACGGCATCGGCGTGATCGATACAGACGCGGATGGATGGACAGACGAGGAACGGCAACTGAAACTCTACGCGGCGCGCGGCCTCACGCTCGGCCAGGCGATCTATGAGTGGGCGCCGCAAACCGAAAACAACAGCGCGCAGTATCTCGCCAACGTGATAGCCGGATTCGGCGGTCTGGTGGACGCAGACACGCCACTCTCGCGCGTGCTGGAGATCCAGGCCTGATGCCGACCTTCAGTTACCAGTACGGCGCTAACCCCTTGATCGACGTACCTCGGCTTCTGATCTCGGACACAAACGCCACGGGTCCGAACGGAACGCAGGGCAATGTGTTCTGGGACGAAGAGATCACGATGATTGAAACCTTCGTGGCGCCGGGGCAGTTCCAGTCGGCGCAGTTCTACTCCCCTCCGCTCGGGCAGAACCTTCCGAATACGGGCGGTATCCCGTGGCTGCGCATCGCAGCGTATCTGCTCGATGCGATGGCGTCGAACGCCTCGAAGCTCGCGATGATTACGCGGATTCTGGACGTGGAACTGAGCCCGGACAAGGCGGCTAAATTCCTGATGGCTCAGGCGAAATCGTATCGCGACACGGACGATAACGCGGGCGCGTTCTTCATTATCGAGCAGGTCAACAACGACTGGTCTTTGATCTCGCGCTACTGGAAGCAGGTCCAGCGCCAGCAGGGAATTCCCTTCGGATAAAGACCATGCTGCAAGGCTACCAGTATATTCAGAACCTCGTGGTTCCCTCCGTGATGGCCGATGCCATTGCGACGGGGCTGTTCGTCTCGCTCGCGAGCTTCACGCAGCCGCCGCCGACGCAGGGGCCGACCGGCAACACGACAGGGAACTACACCGCAATCGCCGGCCTTCAGAACATTCCATGCTTCGATGCGCCGGAATCGATTCGCATCGTGCCGTCCGATGAGAAAAAGACGGTACCGACGACGGAAGCGGGGCAGTACCGGCATGTGCTGCTCGACGCCTGGTATCCGCAGGCGAACAGCGGCGCGGGCCTGGGCTGGCGGGTGACGGTGGACGGTGTTCTCTATGATCTGCTGGGCGCGGATCAGGACAGTCAGAATACGCAAACGCGGCTACGGCTTCAGTTGGTGACTTTATGAGAAATCTTCAGCATTTCTGGATGGTGATTACGCTTCGCGGCGTGCTAGTGGACGAACTTCAGCCTTCGAACGGCTGGCGTCAGTGGCGAGTTTCCGAAAGTGGATGGAAAGGCGCGTTCAATCGGTTCGTGATCTGGAGGTTGCGCGGCGCGTGAGCACCTCGATCAAAGCAAAGCTGTTCGCAGCGGCCTCGACCTATGGCGCACTGACGGCGCTGCTGGGCTCCAGTCCGTTTCGTTGGTACGACACGCAACTACAGCAAGGGACCGCGTTTCCGGCCGTGGTGGTGCGGCTCATCAGCAATCCGCGGTCTTACGTGACTGCCGGGCGGATGCCCAGTTCGTTCGGGCGCGTGGAATTCAAGGTCTACGGCGCCGGGAACGACAGCCAGAACGCAGACCTCGTGATCTCAAACGGGCTTCTGCCGTTTCTCGACACTTTCAATGCTTCCGCGCAGCCTCTGGGCGGCGCGAATTATGTGGAGGGCGACCGCGACTTCGGAATCGCTCAGACGCAGCCAATGACTTATTTGCGGGTGGTTGACGCCCGGATATACGACGACGGGAACCTTTAAGGAGACAAAATGCCAGCCGGACTATCGGGTGTAGCAAACGGAATTGCAGTTCAGAATTTTCAGCTTCAGGTGGGCAACGGAGCCTCCCCGGAAATTTTCACGAGCGTCACCAACATCGCGGACTACGAAGAGCCGTTGACCGCGGAAACTGCCGACGTGACCAACGTGGCGATGACATGGCGCGCCCGCATCGCTACCTTGCTCGACATGGGCAAGATCAAATTCAAGATTTTCTGGGTAATGGAAGACCCGACTCAGGAAAATGCCGTGTCCGGTTCCGTCCGCGGATTGCGGTATCTGTATTACAACCGCATCCTGGCGAACTATAAAGCCATCTATCCGGATTCGAATAGTTCGGAGGACTACTTCCCGGCTTACGTGACTTCGTTCTCGATCACGGGCAAGGTAGGCGGTGTCTTCGAAGCGACGATCGAACTCAGCAACAACGGTCAACCGAACCTGCAATAATCCGTAAATGGAACCGATTCAGCCGATTGAATGGCCCGTGATGGAGATCGCGGGCCGCAAACTCACCTTTCGAATGTCTTACTCTTCGCATGTGCAACTTGCGCGGTGGGGAACGGACATCGTACACGCTTCGATTCTCGAGCGCGCGGCGGCGATGGCCGGAACCTTCGACCGCAAGGGTAAATGGGTTTCGGAAGGATACGAAAAGCCGATTCACTTTGCCGACCTCATGGAAGCGAGTCAGGAGGAACGGCTCGTGGAAGTCGTTATCGAAGCGCTAAAAAAAGCGTACCCGGAACTGACTCTCTCGCTGAAGCCGGTTCCGGCGCTGATGACGAACGCAGAAGCGGCAGCACAATCAGCGAAGCCGAATGGTTGCGCATCTGGGCTTTCGGAACTTCCCGATCCGGCCTCGGACTCGACGCCGATACCGTCTGGAGCCTGACGCCGCGCGAGTATGCGGCCTTGCGCGATATCTGGAAAGAAGGCCTTGATCGGGAGAGCGCCATGCACGCCGAAATTATAGCTACGATGTTCAACGTCGGCTACCTCACTGACGGCGTTCCGTGGACTGCCGAAGACTTCCTCGGCAAGTCCACGCGCGAGGACCGGATCAAACAACAGAAATTCCACGGACTCAAAGAGCGTATCGCCATGATGCGCACGGGTTCGGGCGTTGACGCGGATGCCGTGGATGATCCTGAATGGCTCAAAGACCTGAAGATAAACAAAGGCCTGGTGAACTGATGGGCGACGGTCTTATTATCGGCGGTGTCCGAATCGTTATCGAAGGCGACACCTCCCGGTTACAGGCGGATTTCGCGAATGCGGCGCAGATCGCACAACGGGCCGGCGGCACGGTTGCGGCGAACTTCAACGCAGGCGTGGCGCCGGGGCTCGCTCAGACTCTTGTCGCGGTCCAGAACTTCGGCAAAGGATTCCAGACAGGTACTCAGCAGGCAGCGAATGCGGCTTACGCTACCTGGACTACCAGACTGGGGCAAGTTGCGGCGGCGGCTACAGCGACACAGCAGGCAGGGGTAGCGGCGGCTCAAGGCGTGGCAGCGGGTGGAGCGGCGGCGGCCGCAGCGACTCCGAAGGTTGTAGCGCTTGGGAATGCCTTCGGAGCGACCGCAAGTCAGGCGCGGCTAGTTGGCGCCTCTCTGCGTGTGTTGCAGGGGCAACAGGGAATCTTAGCAGCAGAGCGTTTTCTGGCCGCTATACCCGGCGTTACTGAAGCGCTCGGCGCCGCATTCCCGATCATTGGCGCTGTGGCGCTCGGGGAGGCCATCTACCGAATATATGAACGCGTCAACCCTCTTGTCGAAGCCGAAAAGAACCTCGCCGAAGTCACCAAACAGAACGACGCGGAATGGAACCGACTCGCCGATACATTCGAAAAGCTCAAAATCGAGCGACTGACAACCGAATTCGGGGCACTCGCCGGCCTCAAACTCAAAGGCATTTACGACGAAGATACCGCGAGTCGCGACCGAAGTCTGCTCGATCAACTCGGAACGAAGATTGATCAGATCCAGAAGAAGATCAAAGAGGATCTGAGTTTTCAGAACGTCGGGCCACTGACGGCCATTCTTCAGGCTTTCAATCCACTTACGCTGGGCATTAACTTCGCCAGCAATCAGGACGCGAAAGCGCAGATTAAGAACCTTCAGGCTGTTCAGGATCAGGCGGAAACCCTTCGCGAAAAGATCAAGACGGAGGAACAGCAGGCCGATAACGACCGGGCCAGTGCAGCAAAGAAAGCGGAAGAGGAAGCCGGGTCACTTGCGGCGGCGCGCGTCAGTAACCAGATAGCGGCCAGCGACCGCGCTTTAGCGGCGCAGCGCCAGGCGTCGGAAGCATCGGCGAAGATCGCGCGGGAAACCGCTCAGGTGGAAATCGATGCGCTGGTCAGTCCGCAGGCGCGGGCAATCGCGGCGGCTCAGGAGGAAGTGCGCGCGGCGCAGTCGAAAGCGTCTCAAGTCATCGCGATCGAAAAGAACCTCGCCGAACAGATTGCACTGATCCGTTCGCGGGCCGGGTCTGAATCACGCGGGAAAGATGAACCGGAACGGACGCGGATCAACACCACGGCGGCCGGCGAGATCGCAGCGAAGCGAGACGAAGCCTTGCAGCAGGAAAATACGCTGCGAACGAACGTAACAGAAAGCGCAATCAAACTCACGGCCACGATTGCCACGGCCACGCGCGAAGAGACGAAAGCGGAGGAAGAGTACCAACAGAAACTTCGGCAACAGGAGGAACTCTGGCAGCGGATCAACAAAGAATCCCGCGAAGCACACTCCCTCGAAAGACAGGCGGCGGACCTCCTCAACCCTGAGAAAGGCGGAACGCCAATCCGCGAAGGCGGCGCGCTCTCTGGCACGCCTGCAACTCGCATCACGGAAGCGCAGAAAACGGCGACAGAACCCGGCAACCGGGCGGCGCTTGCCCAGATCGGCGCGGAGCTTGAACTACAGAACGCGCGAGTGCAGACCGTCAAGGTCCAGCAGGATGCTATCACGCACGACAAGGAACTGCTCGCAGCCGAAAATCTCCTGAATCAGCCTCTTCAGACACGCCTGGCGCTGCTCGAAGAGATCCTGCAAAAGCAGATCGCGCTCGCCGCGGCGCAGGGCAAGACTGACGTAGCGGACAAGCTCCAGCTCGCGAACGCGCAACTCGCGCAGACGCTCACGCAGTGGAAGGCGCTCGACATCGGCAACGTGGCGCTCTCGCTCGAAGGCGCTGCGGTAAAGCTCCCCGGGGAGATCGGCAACGCGCTGGCGGCCGGAATCTTCCAGGCTCCGAAGAAAGGCGAATCAAAGGGCCAGGAGATCGGCGGCGATCTGGTCAAGGCCGTCAAGAGCGCGGGCCAGCAGTTGCTCGGCAACCTCATCACTCAGGCGATTGAAAAGCTCATCTCTGAACTTATCGGGCAGGCGGCAGTCGCGGCTCTACAAACCTCATCTACGCAAGCGCTTATCGCGTCCAACGCCACGGTCGTTGGGGCGCTCGCAGCGAACACGGCGGCTCAGGGCGCGGGCGCGGGAGCATCGGCGGCTGGTGGTATCGCCGGAGGCGTCGGCAGTGCAGCCGGGAGCGTGGCGGGCGGCGCCGCTACCGGATTCATCGGGCCTCTGATCTCTGCGGCGGGCGGCATCATCGGCGGCATCATTTCCTCGATCACGACATGGGCCGGGGATGCCAAGATCGTGGCGGCGGTCAACGGGACTACGGCGGCGGTGAACGCGCTCGGATCGCGGCTCGGTCCACAGGAGGCGGTAGCGTCGAACGGAACGGCCTCGGGTTCCACGGTGCAGAATCCGAACGATAGCGGCAGCTTCAATCCATTTGTGAATCTGCTCAACGGGATCACGGCGGCCGGCGCTTTGCCTGTGAGCGTGGTTTCGATCAGTCCGATAGCTCCGCTGGCCGGAATCTTCAAACTGTTCGGCTTCGAAGGCGGCGGCACTCCCGCGATCGGCGTTCCGGCTCTAGGCGGCGAGCGCGGTCCGGAGATCGGCGTTTCTCACGCGACCGGCGCCATGTCGATGATCGGGGCCCGCGGGCCTCAGATTTTCACGCCGCGCGAGAAAATGAGCATCGTACCGAACCACATGGCCGGTGCGTTCCTGGCCTCCCGGGGGATGAAGGGCTATGCAGACGGCGCGGCGCTGAGCCACTTTTCGAGTCACACGGAAAAACTCTACTCCAGTTCGATCAGCGAGCACCCGGGAATGAAGCATTTCGCAGACGGCGCGGCGCTCCGCATGATCCCGCCGATGATGCCTCACGAGATGCTGAAAGGCTACGCGGAGGGAACCTCGGACGTGTCCACGTCGATGACTTCGAGCCATGCGGTCAATATCGGGTCGATGCACTTCGCAACTCACGGGATTACGGATCCCGACCGCTTCGTTGACCACGTGGCGCGCAAACTGCCCGGCGTGCTCAAGACCAGACTTCCGCGGCTCTCACCGGCTGGCAGGTAAACTGAGAAGACTATGAACAGACGCGGCTTTCTCGGATCACTGGCAGGTTTCGCAGCGGCTCTCACGCTCGAACCGGAAAAGGCGTTGTGGGTACCGGGCCAGAAACTCATCAGTATTCCGAAGCCGATGCCGGTTCTTTCAGTGGATGACTACCAAAGGCTTTATATCGACGTGCTGGACCGCATGTATCTGGGATATTACAACGAATATCCGAAGCGACGGCGCAGATAGATGGCGACACCTCTCCAGATAAACGGCGCGGGTAATAACGGGTCGTATTCAGGCACTCAGACGATCAGCATAGCTGTTACCCTCTCGACACTCACACTCGGCAACCTGGTTGTTATCCGCGTTGGCGTGAGTGATCCGTTCGTCGCGGGCGCAATCACAACGCCGGTTGTCTCAGACTCGCTTTTGAACGTCTACACGCAGGGATTCTGGGACGACGCTCATTTCGAGGATGGCGGGACTGTCGGAGCATTTTATGCTGTCAATGCGACCGACAGCGCATCTACTGTTACCTTCACGTTTCAGTTCCTCTTTACCGCCTCAATCGGCGCATCCGGACTGTCGTATGCGATATGCGTCGCCGAATACCCGGCATCGGCAATCAGCACTCCTTCGCTCGTTTACGGTAACGTGGTTCAGTTATACGGAGGGCCCGGCGGCAATCCGATTCCGATGTCATTCGTTGACAGCTTCAATGCAAATGTCACCGTGACATTTCCGGGACCGCAGGGGCCGAACGGAGGGCCCGGTCCGGTGTGCGCGGTAGGTCTGCTGGATCTCTCTGGCCTCGCCGGATCAGTGGCAACCGAAAGCCTGTTCGCGTGCTGTTTCAACGTGACCACCACCCCGTTTACTCCGACGTCGAACAGTTTCTTCACGGCGTTCTCGCTCACTCAGACGACGAACACGCCGTCAGGACTTCCAGCGCTGTTCTGCTGGGACTCCACGCTGCTTTCCGTGCCTGCTGGCTGGCTGATGATTCGCGAACCATCCACGGGCCTGACAGATCAGAGCGCGCGGATGTTCAACGGGGTAGGCCATAAGAACTCGTGGAGCAATGAACTTCGCCAGCGCGGTAAAGCCACGATCCACATGGTGATCTACCGCTCGGACACCTACACTCCGACCCGCGGCGCTCCGGTCTATCTGTTCGATCAGGTTCCAGCCGGCTTCGTGATCTGCTGGAGCGGACTGATTCTCGACTTCGAGAGCGACTACACGGCAGGTACGGCCGGAGAGCATTACTACATCATCACGTGCGTGAGCTGGGAAATGGTGTACGACACGGTGTATTCCAAGCCGATGCTCTACGTCAACCAGACGTGCGCGGCGATCATGGCCGATCTGCTCCAGCGGTACGAAACCGGCTCTGGAGTAGCCTACGGGACGATCCAGGCCAATCAGACGCTCGCACAGTTCAACACGAAGAAAGGCGACAAGATTTCCGAGCTGGCCGACAGCCTGGCAACGACCGATCAGTTCATTTGGAAGGTAGACATCAACCAACCGAACCCCTACGTTCCCGCTTTCTACTACGGGCCTCCGTCGTTGCTTCCAGCTCCGTTCACTCTCACATCAGACAAAATCCAGTGGGAGACGCCGAACTATAAACAGAACGGACTGGATTACCGGAACCGGCAGGCTGTGCGGATCGACTTCAGCGCGCAGGGCTTCAGCAATTCCATGGAGTTCTTTGTAGGCGCCGGGCAGCAGAGCTTCACGCTCATGCGCCCCGTGAACCAGGTCGTTCACGCCTACATCACTCTGAGCACGTGCAATACAGCGACAGCGACCTTCACCGGCCAGCCGAACAACGGCGACACGGTGACTATCGGACCGCTGGCTCAGGCATGGGCCGATGGCGTGATTTACGGCATGGGCGCGGCAATCGTTGAGGATGGCATAGTCCAGACACTCGTTATTCCCAGCGGACTGGTTACGTCGGGTAGCGCTCCAGCATGGCTTAACGTTCTGGACGACAGGACTACGGACACGCATAACGGCGATATATGGGAATGCCAGGGCCCGTCCGGACTTGCGACCGGAACGCAGACCTATACCTTCGTGACGACGCTGGACAATACCCAGTTCGGCCAGGTGCTCATCGACTCGAGCGCGGCGGCCACGGCGCAGAATCTGGCCTATGCGATAAACGCGACGGCGGATAACGGCGGCTCGCCCGTCACGGTCTATGCGGGGATCAAGTACAGCCTGCCCACATGGGAGAATACGCAGTGCAACGCGATCAGCGTTACCAGTTCAGGCTTCACGCTCCAGCAGAAGGCGGCGGGCGCGGGCTGGATTGCCCAACTTTCCGAAAGCGCAACGAACTTCTCGTGGAGCGCGCCGCAGACCTCGGGCGGGACATCTCCGCAGGGCTCGGTGGGCCCGAACGAGACGGCGACGATCGATATTCAGGCCTATCCGCAGGGCACTTCTACCGCGGCGCCTGGAGTGGCGTATACGGTGGGCTCCGCGGTAATCACCCTGGCTACTCCGCTCAACAGCGGGACGAACCTCAATATCGAGTACACCCGGGCGGACGGCGACGTGATCGAGTGCGAGGACACCGCGCTCGTGGCCGCGCTGGCGGCCGTAACGCACGGAACGGGCAAAGTCCAGCAACTCACCGATATGTCTTCGTCGGGGCTGCTCTCGACTTCAGCCGCGGCGGCGCTTCTGTTCTGCCAGCAGACGCTTGCGGCGTATTCCGTCGCGCCGAACGAGTTTACATTCCAAACCTATCTCACCGGCCTGTACGTCGGGATGACGCTCCCGGCATCGCTTTCCCTGCCGACCGGTTCAGGCGGATTTTTCAACGCAAGCGACTGGGTAATCGAGACGATCGAAGCGACGCTCGTGCCGGGGGTAGTGTACGGCTCGGCGAATCCCTGGCTGTACGGGCCGCTCGGCTACGGTCATTACCTCCTAACCGTGACCTGTTACAACATTCAGCAGGTAGACGGCGATTGGGCATTCTGGGCGCGCATGGGCGGCGGCTCATCGGGCGGCAGCGGCGGCTCGGGTCTGGTGGCGACCTCGGGCGGCGCCGTGTCTACAGCAGCGTCTCAGACCGGGTTTGCAAGCCCTCTCACCACCAAAGGGGATATCCTCGGGTTCGACACGGCGGCAGACCGTATTCCGGTAGGCGCGGACGGAACCGTGCTCACAGCGAATTCGGCTCAACCGCTTGGTGTGGACTGGGCCGCAGTCCTGACAAACCCCATGACGAACGTTGGGGATATCATCGTCGGCGGAACGGCCGGCGCGGCTACACGGCTCGGGATCGGCGGAAGCGGCCAGGTGCTTACCGTGAGTGGAGGCACGCCAGATTGGGCGACAGCTGGAGGGACGGGGCTTTTTGCCGGGATCATGTCAGCGCTTCCGACCCGCGCGGCATTCGGACTCACGAACAATCTCAACCAGCAGGGAACTTTTACGCAGTCTGATAACGCTGTGGGGTTTTCACTTAACGACACTACCGGTGCCGGGGGTGACCACATCGAAGGAATTTACACATCGTACCCCGGCAGTCCGTTCACTATGATCTGGCTTCAGGCTACCCCGATTGCGTTCGGCGCGAATGACTGGAACGGCCTTATCGTATTTGCTTCAACGACCGGCAAAGTCATGGGGTTCGCGGCTGACGGTGCCGGATCAAGCGCGTTCGCCTATTCAACCCCGAATACCTTCAGTTCGACCCTTGCCACATTCAACCACAATTCCTACCCATACAAGTGGTGCAAATATAAGGACGACGGAACGAACATTCAGTTCTGGATCTCGACAGACGGAATTATCTGGGATTCGGTGTACGGGCCAATCTCGAAGACTTCGAGTTATCTGGGTAGCTCAGGATTTGTTTTCCTCGGCTTCGGTATTAATATTTTCAACGCGCTTTGCAGCCTCACGGTGATGAGCCTGGTTCAGACGTTCCCGTGAGAATCGTCTAAAATGAGAGGAACCATGAAACTTGTAACGGTTTTTGCGCTGGCGGCTCTGTCATGCGCCGCGCAGTTTACTCCACCGCCAAGTGGGAACGGAAGTTCCTGCGGAACAATCGCCTCCGGTGCCGTGGCAGTGGGGAACGGAACGAATTGTGCGGCGGCGTCATCCCTGAAGACTTCGGGCGGTGTCTTGACTCTACCAACCGCTTCGACGCCATCGACTCCGGCGGCAAATACCGGGGCTGTCTGGCAACCGACTTCCGGTGGTCTGATGTCCATCGACGCCAGCAATAATCAGTACGCGATGCCAAGCTCAACGATCCTAAGCGCTCCGGCGAATGGTTTCTGGGCGGGTCCGACGAGCGGATCAAATGCGGCTCCGATATACAGGGCTATCGTAGGCGCGGACCTTGCGGTGAATGCAGCGGCTAATCTGGCGGCGATTGGCGGAACAACACTGACGGCAGTCCTGGCTAATACCAGTCCATTTACTGCAGTTCAGACCATAAACAACAACCTTAATATAACCTCCGGATATCTATCGGTGGGTGGAACCCCAACATTTGCGCAAGCAGGCGATCTTTCAATATCGCGTGTCGGAGGAGTGGCAGGCGCGATTTTCTTTGGGACAGGAGGAGGAGTGTATTTATATTCTGACGGAACTAACTTCAGTTTTACAAACAATGTTATTTCACCTAGTATGACTATCTCCGGGTCTACATTTTCATTCAACGGCCATACATGTTCAATTGTGTCAACGGTGATAACTTGCCCTTAATCGTTATGCTGTTATTAGCCCTCTCAGCATTCGGGCAATCCACTGTCTCGCAGGTTCTCACATCAACCTGTCAGACAAATGTGAACAACCCATGTTCAGGGTCGCAGACTGTTCAAGCCACGAGCGCTACGACCTATCTAAACTCTCAAGGTATTCTGTTTGATCCATCTGTAAGTTATTACGGGTTCGAGAAGATTAACACAATCATACTTGGCATTCACCATGTTCGCAGTGGCGCGATTACCAGTACATATATTGCTAATGTGAAGGACATGGCAGCATCAGGGATATTGACTCAGTACGTTGCCAGCACGGACAGAAACCCAGCCATCGACACTACTCTCTACTGGAGCGCAACAGGTCAGATTACAAGCCTCTTTACATTCTTGACTTCCAGCTTTGGCCCCACCGTGCAATCGTTTGTGGATGTAATAGAAGCGCCGAACGAACTCGACGCGGAATATAACCAAACATACTGGCTCCCTTCTGATTATCCTTCTACAACTCTTTGCGCCACGAATAGTTGTGGAAAATGGTACGGACAATTCGGCATTAATTACCAGCAGTCTTTGTGGGCAATTCTAAAAGGTAACTCACAAACATCTACTGTCAAAATATTAGGCCCATCCATAGCTACCGCCTTTCCTTCCCCTTTCGCGGTGGCTGCGGGAGGCGGCGGTGCGGATTTACAGGGCTACGCCGACTTCGGCGGGTGCCATCCATACGCTACGGCTGGAAATGGTTATGGTGTTCCGCAGACGACTTACGATAATACATCGTACTATCTGGGCTATACACTTCTACCGTCATCTCAGGTAGACTTCGCTCCATTCGCGTGGCAGCAGTGCAACAGCAGCACGACGGACGGAGCTCCAACTGGAACGGTTTACGGAACAACGCCACTGGCGCCGTCTGAACAAGGATTTTACACTGGCACGGCTAATAATTCCGTTCCTGAAGATACGCATGCCAAGTACTACCCTCGCATCTACGCTGAGATGTACCGACATGGCATGCCACGTTCGATTACCTTTCGTTTTGACGATCAGTGCAGCGACCTGACGAATCCACAGTGCAACTGGGGCCTGATGCGCTTTGATAAAACGCTGAAACCTGCTTATTACGCGATGAAGAGCCTTAACACGTTGCTACTTGATCCAGGCGGAGCATTCTCACCTGGCACGCTCACGTATTCTGTTTCGGTGAGTGCGAACGGTGCATTCACCCGCACCCAGTACATGCACGACCTGTTGCTGGAGAAAAGCAATGGGGAGTTTTACCTGCTGTTCTGGCACGAGATCGCGGACGTAAAGAAGCAGGAGGACGACGGGAGTCAGATCGTCGGAACTGCGCATTATCTTTTCCCCTTGTCTCTGCCGGTAACTATCACGCTCCCCAACACCATCGGACATGCAACACTCTACACCTACGATTCAAACTGGAACATGCAGCCAACGGCGCTCACGATAACCTCGCATCAGGTGTCCCTGACTGCAACGGACGAAATCAGTGTTTTAAGATTAGGGACATAAATGAAAATCACCGTCTCACTCCTTCTCGCATCCGCGCTGTTCGGGGCCGACAAGAAACCGGACGCGAAAGACGCGGCTATCGAGGTGTACAAAGCGCAGTCCGCGAAGGACAAGGCCGAGATCGCCCAACTCAACCTGATGGTAAACAGGTATCGGGCGATCCTCCAGTACTACGAGCAACTGATGAACGGACAGGACTACGGCAATGCGACCGTGGCGCTCGGCGAGGCAATCAAAAAGGCGTGCGCCGATACAGGCGGCAAACTGGACGTACCCGGCGTTACGTGCCAGAAATGAAAATTACCCTACTCTCCATCCGCCGCTATCTGGGCGCGTATCCAATCCCTGTCAAGCTCGCCCTCGCCGTCCACGTCTCCAAAGATGTTGCGAATCGGGTTATCGTCGCAGCCGTTGATATCGGCGAGTAACTTATCCAACAACCGCGTGTCTTCCCCGGCCCGAAGACGTTTTATCTCGGCGAGAAGAATATTGGTCTGTGAGCGCATGATGCCGGCCGGTGAGTTCTTTCCCGCGGCGGCAGTCTCGCGCTCGATCTTATCAAGATTGAGGCTCATCTTCCGGGCGCCTTGAGCCGATCGATCTCCGCGCGCAGGCGTTTTTCTTCGTGCTGATGCTCAAGGTTGCGTTCATCCAGGGAAAAGATACTGCATGTCTGTTCGGCGATGAAAGCTTGCTGCCTGTCGATGATAGCGGTGAACGCTTCTCCCGCCGCGTCGGATTCTTCCCATTCGTGAATTTGGTTTTGCAGTTCGGCGATCTCGCCGTTCAACTCCGCTACCGTTTCCGCCTGTGCTGCGGAGTGGGTCCTGACTCTGGCGAGTTCGGCGCGCGTTTCGTCCAGTTTTTGTTGTGCTGCGTCGGCCCTCCATCCTTCGGCAATGCCCTGATTCTCTGCGTCGTCCAATGCATTGAGCGCTGCGGGGAGGGAATTCCGTAGCGCGTTAAGATCAGCAACTACAGTAGTCCCGCACAGCATGTCAAACGTAAACTCCCACCGTTCATTAACGCGGGCTATGGCCTCTCTGGCGATCACTCTCTCTTCTTTGGTCATAGATCCTCGCAATCGTTGTAGATGCATTCAGCATCGTGCTGATCGTACGGGCCAGCACCGCACTCAGGACATCCGATGATGGTATCTGCATCGTCATCTTCGTCCTCGTCAAAATCTTCCGGCCCGATAACCCGCTTCTCCATGTCATGCGCCTTCATGCAGTTACGTCTTACAGCCGGATGGTCCGCAGGCGCATCAAATCTACCATTCCATACCATCTTTCCATCCGCACGAAATACCTGAAGAGGGTCAGTTCCGTGGGCCGCGCAATAACCGCGCAGGTTACTCTTGGCGGTCATCGGAGATACGCATCCGCACTTATATTCTTCGTAGAATCTCATTCGCGCGTTACCTCTTCGTGCGCCTTAAGCACTTTCGACCACCAGCGACCGGCCAGAACCAAACCGATGAGCGCGGGGATTGCGAGGCAGATCATCGCTTCAGTTCTTGCTCGTGCGCTTCGCAGCACGGCTCGAAATAGCCTGTTTCCGGATTGTAAAAGCACAGGCAAAGAGGTTTGTCTTGCTGTGCGGGTGTGCGGGTGTCGGCGCTCATGCTGCACCTGTCGGAACGACCCAGTAAATCGCCTCGTACTGTTTGCTGATCGGGTTGATGATTTCGCAGCGGCGAATTGTTCCGGCCTGCGTTCGCATTACAGCACGAAATCCGTGGCCCCGCATTTCTTTGATCTTGGCGTCGAACTCCGCCAGCGCATCGCGGCGCGAAACCGGCTCGCTCAGAGCGGCCCAGTCGCGTTCGCCGGCTAGTCGGCCGCGTAACTGAAAGAGAGCAGGAGCGTTCATTTCAATTTCGCTCCGTTCGGAACGCCCGCGCGAATCAGGCGCTCAATAAAGACAGAGAACAAGATGCCCTGTCGCTTTGCTTCCGCCTTAGCGGCCTGCCAGACGGAATCCGGGACCGCTACAGACTTCTTTGTTTTCTCCATGAATTGAGTATGCGAAATAGTTTTCAAAAAGTCAAACAAAAAGTTTGACAAAAAGCAAACTCCGCTTTAAACTGAACTCATGAGCAAAACCACTCCGACCCCGAAAGAGTTTCAGATCGCCGGAGCCGAAGACCTCGGCTGCGAAATCGTCATGACACGCAACGTCCCGGCAACCTTGTCGCATGTAACTCATACCGTCCGCGCTCTGACTGGACGCGATCAGGTCAGCCTGCGCGACAAAGGATATCAATTCTCCCAGACGCTACCTATCGCGTCGAAGGTCTATCAGATCACATCGCCGCTCGGCATCGCGGTCATTAAAGCCGACTGCCAGGCGCGGGAGATCGTAATTCCGTGCCCTCACGGCCTGACGGTCGAATGTACGCCGTGCATCGCGGAAACGGAAGAGCCGGAAGAGGATCAGGCAACGCGCGATGATCGGTTTCTCTGCGAGATGCGGGATGGTGACCGATGAACCTCACCCGGCGTCCTCTGGACTCACACGAACAGAGGGCCCGCGAGAAGAAAGCGCAGGCCCTCGCGGGCGCTCTCCGGGCTGTGGGCATCCCGGCGCACAAGGCGCGGCTCATCACCGATGACGAATGGAAACTCGTAGCCCGGGCCGCGGGTTGCAATCCGCCAAACACCGAAGATGACCGCACGAAGCTCATGGTGTACGGGCTGCTGGAGACTGAAGAGTTCCGGCAGACGCGCATGAGCGTGCGGCAGTGGAAAGCAAGAGTGGAGGCGCAGCATGCACACGTGTCCTGATTGCGGGCAGGCTTGTCACTGCAACGGCGATATCGATGACCATGAAAACGAACTCGAAGCCGACAACTGCGAGTGCGAATGCAATGAGTCCGACGATTACATAGACGATCTGTTTCTGGGAGGGATGTGATGTTAGGTATAGCAGGAGCAATCGAAACGCAGGTCGCCGTGCGCGATCCGCAGGCAGTCACAGCGTCGGACTTCATGCCGCTGATGACGATAGAACAGGCCGTGCAGCGCAAGGACGGCGTGAACCTGTTCATCAAAAAAGTCATGATCGAAGGCGAAGACTACGGCGCGATTCCGGGCGCCGGGACGAAAAAAGTTCTGCTCAAGCCTGGAGCGGAAAAGCTCTGCTCGATCTTCGGGATGTCCGTAACCTATGCCGAAGACAAGATCATTGAGGACTGGACCGGCGACAAGCACGGCGGAGAAGCGCTGTTCTACTACTCCTACCGCTGCCAGCTTTCACGCGGCGGAAAGTTCATGGGCGAAGCTATCGGATCGTGCAACTCGTGGGAATCAAAATACCGATACCGTTGGGTTCCTATCGAAGTAGCGAAACTGCGTAAAGACTTCGACGCATTGCAGGTGCGCGGCGGCGTCACGTCGAAGTTCGAGGCGGACTGGGCTATAGAGCGAAAGGAATCGACAGGTCAATACGGAAAACCGGAATCTTACTGGCAACTGTTCGAGGACGGTAAAAAGAACGGGACAGCGAAGCGCGTCAAAGATCGGAAGATGGGGCAGAAAAAGCACGACGGTTGGGAGATCACGATGGATCAGACGCAGTATCGCGTGCCGAACCCAGAGATATCCGACACCATCAACACCGTGCAGAAGATGGCGCAGAAACGCGCGCTGGTGGCTGCCGTGCTGGTTGTAACGAACTGCTCGGACGCCTTTACGCAGGACATCGAAGACTTCGAAGACCACGCGCCGCAGCACCAGGCGGCACACGAACCTGCACCAGCAGATCGCGCCTCAGACGCAAAACCTGAAGACCCGAAGAATCGCCCGGTTCCGGTTCCGATTCTGGCGCTCTACGAAAAGGTCGTCAAGAATCGCGGCGTGTTCGGAAAGGCTTGCGAAGAACTGGCTGACCGCATGATAGCGAAAGCCGGAAAGGCCGGCGAAGACGCCTATGCTGAAGTCGCGGCGAAGTTCAACAAGCTCTACCCGAGAGGCACGACCGATCTCAATGTGCTCAAAGGAATGCTAATCGACCTGTACGAGGCCGGTGAAGCATTGCAATCGACCGACACGGCTCTCGCTGATCTTCCGCGTCCCTTCGGAGGACAGTAACGATGGCCTGGTTGCGCGATATCAACAGCATGTGCCGTGAATGCGGTAAGAAACCTGCCACGGTCGAACTTCTCGGCAAGCGGAACGATTCCTACGGGAAGTTCTGTAAGTCATGTGGCTCGAAGCGTCTGAAGCAGCAATTGAAGTTTGAAGCAGAGGAAAAAGGCTGATGCCAAAACCGCAGAAGAGTACCCGCGACACCTGGCTCGACCAGTTCGCCGACTGGGACGCCGAAACGCAGGAACGCATGTTAGACACGTGCGACCTCCTGCACCGGCAAACGAAGCGCCGCGCGAAACGCGGCAAGGACGAAGATTCAACCGAACAGCGGGCCGATGCGCCGCTACTGGAGGGACAGAAGCCGTGAGCGAAAAAGTAATTATCGCGACGAAGAAATGCGGCCACGTCGAAGTGGTCAGCGGCGTGGATCACGTTTCGAAGAGTGATTTGCTCGATTGGCTGGAACGCGGGTTAACGCTTCGCTGCATTCCGGTTGCGGAGTTTCGCGAGAAACATGCAGCCTCGATGCTGTGTGACTGCGCAGGCGAGGTAGCCGCGTGAGCCTCGACCTTTCGTTGTACCGCCTCGACCAGGACCTCGCCACGCTCTACGACATGCGCCAGCAGGCCGAAGACGCAATCGTGGAACTCTCAGACCCGGTGATAGCCGACGCCTACCAGATCGAAGGGAAGTCCCTTCAGGACTGGAAATCAGAAGCAACCGCGCTTGACGCGGCGATTGCGGAGTACATGGCCGCGTTGCCGAAAAAAGTCGATACTGTAGCCGATTACCTCTGGGCACTCGAACTGGCGGCCGGCTCGGAGCGCATGGACCGCAAGCAGGAGCGCGGCGAGATCGATCAGGAGATTGCGCGGCTCAAGTGGCGCCGGGACGAAATCCGGGCTCGGTATTCGCGTATCGTTGACGCTGTTAAATTCGTGCTCGAGACGGGGCAGTGGAAGCCGGGGCAACCGAAGAAACTGGAGGGCACGCGGCATTCGCTCTCGCTCCGGGGAAACGGCGGAAAGCAGCCGGTGGAAGTTGATGATGAGTCGCTGGTACCGGACGAATTCGTTAACATCACCGTGCGGCTTACCTTGGCTCAATGGACGCGCCTTCTGAATCTCGCAGGTAACGGAGTCGAGCCAGCGCTCGTAGCGGATGCCAGAGTGATCGATCGCGAGCCTTCGCTATCCGCGATAGGAGATGCACTCGCGAAGCCGTGTGGCGCGTGCGAAGGCAAAGGCGTGGAATGGAAGATTCCCAACGCGGTTCCATGCAAGGCGTGCGGCGGCAGCGGAAAGAACTCCGTCGCCGGCTGTCGCCTCAAGCCTCGGGGCGATTCGCTGGTGGTGAAGTGAATGTATCGCGTGTGGATGCTAGCCAAAGGGGCGCAGCCGGAAATTGTCGGCTACGATGCGAAGTGGGATTTCGAGACGGCGTGCGAGATTTGCAGGCGTTTGTGGAAGTATGGACAGCGCGCTGGTCAGCATCGGATTTACTACGTCGTGCGTCCGGTTAAGTAGATGCGCCGCAGACTCAAAGCTCCGCTCCCGCCGAGTTGCGTGTTTTGCAAGCCCTACGGGGGCGCGTGGGCGATGGCTGAGAACGGCGGCATGGAAAGATGCGACTGTCCGCGTGGCAGGGCTCTGGCCGCGACGGAACGGCCCCGAAAACGGAAACGTCAACAGGCTTTCGATTGGAAGATGGCAGGTACAGGAGAACGATGAGTAAAAGATTGATCGCTCGTAACACGCTGCTGCGGAGCGTTTCCCGCACACCGAAAACCGGAGGCAAGGCGAAGTTTACCTTTCCTCTGACGTCAAAAATTGCACGCGGCTTGGGCTGGCCGGAACTGCCGGACGGAACGAAAGGATGGTCGCCGGAGGATTCCGAACTCTCGGCTACGCTCATTGAACTGAAGCCGAATAACGAGGAACTGAAGGCAGTTTCGTGCGTGATCGACTGTCAGCACATGGGCGACTTCCAGATCATTCGCAAAGCCAAAAAGAAAGGTAAGGATTCGGTCAAAGGCGCGGAGAAAATCACGGAGGTCATGTGCGTGGTGACGTTCGGAGATCCGCTCGGCTGCGCGAAACTCGAAGCCTACATGCTCAGCGCGGCGCGCTCGGAAATGCTGGTGGTCTACGATCCGCAGCCGCAGCAGGACGAACTACCGGGCACGCGCGTGGATATGACGCAGGATGAAGCTCAAATGGAGATCCCGAACGTTACCCCGACCGCGGAACAGGCCGCGGCAGTGGCCGATATCCCGACCGGCGAACAGACAGCGGAAGAGGCCGTAGCAGAGATCGTGGAGCGCCGCAAGCGCGGGCGCCCGGCAAAGGATGTGCAGTAAGCACAAAGGAGCCTGAAAATTCCAACACCGGGCCCTGTTCTTACAATTCGATAGCGGATTGAGAGAAAGTGGAGACTAACCGCTCCCGGTGCTTCAGGGGAAAAAGAAAATTATGATAGCAAACGCGAAGAAGCGACGGGAGCGCGCGCCGCTGCTCGAACTGAGTGAGGCCGATATCGCGCGAACGTGCAGCGATCTACTCCAGGCGGACGGGTGGCGGATGTTCATCACTGATCCGGTGAGCAACCGCGAGCGCGGCAAAGGATTCGGGGAATTGGGGATGGCCGACCGGCTGTACATCCGGTACGGGTTTCCGAACGATACGTATTGGGGAACCGCTCTCGTGATGTGGATCGAGTGGAAACGCACGCGGCGCGGCGTGGCAACGAAGGCTACAGACTATCAGAAGGACTGGCACACGGCAGAGCGGGCGCGCGGTGCGTTGACGCTTATCGCAGGCGAAGACTTCCCGGCGACGATCGAAGGATTCGCGGCGTGGTACAAGGCGTCAGGTCTTCAGCGTCGGGGCAGCGATGATCCTCGCAAGGTGGATGGCATGAGCGAACGAGATCCGATAACCGAACCAAGGCCGGGAGACGTGTGGACATGGGCATCAGACCGGAAGCCGTGCGCGATAGTCGGTACGAGAGAGACAAAAGACGGAATCTGGTTCAATTCTCCCGTCGATAACCTTCCGCTGGCGCATTTCCTTTCGATGCGTGATTTCTTTGCGTGGGCACGGACTGCCCAAATTGTAGAGCGAGGTGCGGAGTGACGCCCACCGAACGCCGCGCGCAGCTTCCGCCGTGTTCCATCTGCGGACGCCCCGACGAAGCGTGCGGCCATCGCGAGGAGGAACTGCTGGTGCATTGCGGCTTCGCTCTGATCCGCAACAATAACGACTGGTGGAAAAATCAACGAAGAAACGGAGATAAGGAAGTATGCTACCGGCCAGCGTCTCAGCCGAAAAAGGGAAATTATGAATAAAGACGAAGCGTTAATCATAGGGCAGGCGCGCGAAGTGTGCCGTTTGATGGAAGCCGAATCACACTGGACCGTCGTAACGGATGCAATAGCAGCTATGAAGCGGGCTATTGATCGTATGGATTTATTAAAGACGACAAAGGCGAAAACCTAATGGACAGAAGGAATGTTCAAAGCGATTATTCGACAGCGCAGGTCGCGAAGATAACGGGAGCGACGTTGCGGCAACTTCAGATTTGGGATGAGCGCGGGGTTTTGCGGCCATCGCGGCGCCGTGTCCCGCGGGGCGGTCACGGTGGCGACGGAATGTCACGCGGCTACACGGAGCGCGATATCCGGCTCTTGTTCGTGATGAAACGGCTGCGCGAACTGCATTTTCATCCGCGGCGCATCTTCCTTGCGGATATCAGCGAAGCGTCCCTGGCGATGCGCTGGCTGCTGTTCGATGAACGGTGCAACCTTATAGCGGCTTCTGACGATCAATCCAAAGTTCTGGCGATCGGCGCGGCGTCCGTGGGTTCGGTTGTGCTGGTAGAACTACCTCAAT